AAACTGGAAAAAATAGACGAAAACCGGGAAGCCTGCTTTGTGATGGATAACGGACAGGTATATTATGGCTATTGTAATGGTGAAGTTGACGAAGAAGGTGATTTCTGCCTAATGAGGTCCATTCATGGCATAGGGCTGCCATTTAATCGCCTTCTCGGGTGGTGCTACAAGTCAAGTGGAAGAAAGAAATAAAACGTGAGTAAGTGATATGGCAAAGCGAGCATACAGCCCCAAGGATGTGGCGAATATCAAGTGTAAGGCACTACCATTTGAAGGACAATGGAAAGACGTGTTCGGTCAGCCAGAAGAGGGCGATACATGGTTTATCAGCGGACCCAGTGCCAGTGGCAAGAGCTCCTTCGTTATGCAGTTTGCCAAGATGCTCTGCGGTATAGGTAGCGTGTTGTATGTGTCCTTGGAAGAGGGCGTTGGCCTGTCGATGCAACGACGGCTTGCCCAATTCAAGATGACTGACGTTCAAGGCTCGTTCCGCCTCATTACCGATGGCGACATCAAGTCATTGGAAGAACGCCTGGCGAAACCCAAGAGTGCCAAGTTTATCATCGTGGACAGTTACCAGTACGCATACGAAGCAGGGTGGGAATATTCACTGACCAGGGCACTGATAGACCGTTTCAAGCGCAAGACCTTCATTTTCGTCAGCCAAGAGGATAAAGGCAAACCAATCGGCAAACCTGCCATCAGACTGAAATACGCAGCTGGTGTGAAGGTGAGAACGCAAGGCTTCAGGGCCTACTGTCAAGGACGCTATTCAGGCAACGTGAGCGAATATTACACCATCTGGGCGGAGAAAGCCGTGGAGGTTTATAATGACAAGTCTAACAACTAAACATAACTGAGATGAAGAAGAAAGTTTATATCAGCGGAGCGATAGCCCACTACGACCTTAAAGAGCGTATGGCAACCTTTGACCATGCGGCACGCTATCTCTTCATAAAAGGTTACGAGCCGGTGAACCCATTTGAAAATGGCGTTTCGCAAGATGCTCACTGGATGGAGCACATGAGAGTGGACATTGCCCTGCTTTTGAAGTGTGATTGCATCTATATGCTGCAAGGCTGGGAATTGAGCAAGGGAGCAAAACTGGAACTGGATGTTGCCAGTTCGTGTGGCATTAAAGTGATGTTTGAAGGTCATGAGAACAATGTTCGTGAATACACCTGCTGCCTTTGCGGTAAGACCCAAATCGGCTATGGAAACAATCCTCATCCATTGAAAGATGAGGGTGAGTGTTGTCCTGAATGTAATTTGAAGGTGTTAAGTGAAAGAATAAGGTTGTCGAAAATGAAATAGATATGGCACAGGAAGTAACCAATTTCGCACGCTTCTATGGCATACTCAAAAAGAGCTACAAGTTTGCCACCAAGGAACTGGGCGATGAGTTCAAGGAAGGAGTGGTGAGCCAATTCACCAATGGACGTACCACTTCGCTTAGGGAAATGACCCGTAAGGAGTACGACATGATGTGCGACAAGCTCGAAGGTGTTACAGCCAAATTGATACGCACCGCCAAGGACGTACAGCGCAAGCATCGAAGCCAGTGCTTGAGGTTGATGCAGAAGCTCGGCATCGATACAACAGACTGGACACGCATCAACGCATTTTGCCAGGATCAGCGTATTGCCGGCAAGGTGTTCTCCCAACTAAGTAATGAGGAATTGGAGCAGCTATCGGTGAAGCTCCGCTCCATCCAGCGCAAGGGAGGTCTGAAACCTAAGAAAGAACCGACACCTCCAGCACAGCCACAAGTGGAATACATGATGGTACCAATTGGAAATGGAGGTGAGGCATGAATGAGAAAGTGAAGCGTGTGATGGAATACATTCATGGCATCGCATACAGAGAACTCCAAGGTGACCAGTACATCGAATTTCTTGAGTGTATTGAATACGAGATAGACAAGGAACTGGATGAAGGCGACTGGCCGGAACCAGAAGAAGACGAGTGATAAGCAATCAAAATAATAATCAACAAAAAGTTTACTACAATGGCAAAAAGAGAAAAGAAAGTAATCATTACCGGTGTGACAAGAGAATCAGCCGAAGACGCGTTCGGAGCCTATGCAAAGGCAGACGCACAGAGTGCGAAAATCACGGCAGATATTGAATTGCAGTGTGCCAAGATCCGCGAGAAGTATGCCAACAAGCTGGCAGAACTGGAAGGTGAGAAGGAGAAAGCCTTCGACACGCTCCAGGCTTATGCCACCGAGAACCAGGCAGAGTTGTTCACCAAGAAGAAGAGCCTTGAGATGGCGCATGGCGTTATCGGCTTCCGTACTGGCACACCTAAGCTGAAGACCCTGAAAGGCTTCACATGGGCAAGCGCCCTGCAGCTGGTCAAGGAGTTCCTGCCAGGCTATCTGCGACAGACCGAGGAGATAGCCAAGGACAAACTCCTTGCAGACCGCGACGTGGAGAATATTGTTCCTCAGATGAACAAATGCGGTATCCAAGTGGTGCAGGACGAGACATTCTACGTTGAACCCAAGAAAGAGGATGCCGTATGATACTGGAAGTGGAGAAGAAACCGAAAGTGGCCTTGTGCCGTAAGTGTTACGGCACAGGTCGTCTCCACGACAAGGAGACTGGCAAAGAAAGTACATGTGACCAATGTGAGGGAACGGGCAGAGTAACCGTCAGCGCAAAGATGAGCTATGACATCCGTCCCTATAAACCAAGAGACAGACACTAAAACATTTTATGAGCAAGAGGCGAGGAGCAAGCTATCAGAAACGTGTCACCGACATAAATAGGATATACGACCAACATGCCAAAAGCGGAATCAGCAACCGCGAGATATGGCGAAGGTACGTGTATCCTGTTTATGGTATATGTGAGCGTACCTTCTACAACCTCCTTAATGCCTCTTGTGACCCTAAGAACGAAGTGCCACAAGAGGCACAGACGTTTCTAAAATTCGACTTTGACGATGAACCAGGACATACAGAAAATTATCCGCAATATCCTAAACGACATTAGGGTGGAGATGGGCGACGAGTTCGACAGGAACTTCGAGCGGCAGGCTTTCTTCAGCGAGGCATGGCAGCGCAGGAAAAGCCCCACACGGCCGGGCGGTTCCATACTGATAGACACCGGCACCCTCCGCCAGAGCATATCCAGCCGAACCACCGAGAACAGCATCACGTTCTTCACCACGCTGCCGTATGCGGCCATACACAACGACGGAGGGGAGATAAAGGTGACTAAGAAGATGAAGCGCTTCTTCTGGGCAAAGTATTACGAGACCTCAGGAGCGTTCGGCCGCAAGAAGAACGGCGAGAGACGCAACGACAAGCGCACCGTACAACTGAGCACCGAGGCGGAGTTCTGGAAGCACATGGCTCTGATGAAAGAAGGAAAGAGCATCAAGATACCGCGCCGCAGATTTCTTGGAGCATCGCCAGAAGTGGAGCAAGCGGTCAAGGACATCATCGAGGAGAACCTTGCAGAGTATTTTGAACACGAATATAAATTGAAATGAGAAAGGAATTATTCAACGCCATTAAAGCAAAACTGGCGAGCGATGTGCCTGAAGTGCAGCACATTGATTTGTGGAACCACAATGTGGAGTTTGTAGAGCAGGAAGAAGGATGGGCGCGTCCAGCCGTCTTTGTGGAGTTTGGAAAGATAGAGTGGTCGCCATTTCAAGGCGGCAGTCAGCGTGGCAAGGGACTTGTTACTATTCACCTTGTGACAGACTGGGCTGACGGTGGCCATGATGCAGCTTTCGACCTTTGCCACCAGGTGCATACAGCCCTTGACGGATTGAGTGGTGATGATTTTAACGGCATGGCGCTTGTTGAGACGAACACCAACCACAACCACGAAGAGATACTTGAAAGCATCGACTGTTATGCGGTGCGTTACCTATTGCGATAAACCGCCCATGTCGCAACGATTTAGCCCCGACGGATAATTTACCGCCGGGGCTTTTTAATGCCGTTAGAATTGAATTATAACGCCGTTAGGCGGCATCGGTGAACAACATCATGTCTGTGTAGTGCGAGCTGTAGTTTACTGTGGCGTTGAACTCCACCTTGTGGCAGTTCTTGAATGGGTTGCCCACGGTCTGGTTTTTGCCCATCCATTCACAAAGCTCAATAATGGATGACTTGTTGGAAGTGAAATATATAAAGTGATGTCCGGCAAGAATGGTCAGCACATCGAGGTAGTCGGAAAGTTTCCAGTACATATTATATGTGCCAACGTCGGTGGATAGATAGGGCGGATCAACAAGGTACACAACATTCGGCATGTCTTTGTATCGGGCGAACACCTCTTTGTAGTCGCATGATACTACTGTGATACCTTCAAGATAGTCCTCACAAGTAGGATAGTCTGACTTGCGGAGATTGTTGTATAGAGCCTCCTTCTTCATTTCGGGGATGCTCAGTTTGTATTTCATGGAGAACATCAGTCCTGAAGAAATGGTGATGAAGTCAATGTACCCGACCTCTCGTTCCTCTTGCTCCAAGCGTGCGAAAATACGTTCACGCAGCTCACCACGGATGCAGCTGTGCTTGGGTATGCCCTCCGTCTCCACCATTTTGCGCAGGTCAGCCAAAAGGTGGTTGGTCTGCGGGATGTGCTGCAGGCGGTTGCGGTAGCCGTCGAAGTCGTTGTATATGACTGTGGCATCCGGCTTCTGGCACTTGGTGATGTGCGACAGCAGACCCGAACCACCGAACAAATCCACGAATACCGTGTTCTCCGGATATTGCTTCAGAACCTTGATGAACTCACGCGCGAACATGCGCTTCTGCCCCACGAAAGGGAGCGGTGCCGATAAATACTGTCTTCTCATGGCTTACACGTTCAGTTCAAATTTTACGTTCTCGTTTCCGTTGAGCAACTGTCGTGTGTGTTCGATGTTGTTTTCGTAGATATGCACATTCGCAAGGTTCAGCGTGATGGACTTCAAAGGGAGGTCAATCTGCCGGGCCATGAGGTAGAGGTGGTAGATGTCGGCCGGCAAGCCGAGGTTTGCATCTGAGCTGCGCTGGTAGGCTGACACTACAAGTTCGCCGTTCTCAATCTGGAACTGAACGAGTGACAGACACGGTGCCTGGTTTGTCTCCGCATTGGTGGAACCGAGAAACAGCACATAGTTCTTGCTGTTGCGCTTCTCTCGGTTGATTTTGGCGATGAGTGGCGGCAGCTTCTCAAAGTAGGTAGGGTAGGAGTTTACGAGAATGGCACCGCAGTAGTCCCACCAGTTGATGCCGACCTCGCGATACTTCTCCACATTGCGTTCTCCTTGCATGAAGAGCTGCAGCTCGTTCTTTAACTTCTTTCGTGCGATGCCATGCCCCTCGAATATGTCGAGCAGGTCAGCAGGGGAAAGCACCAGTCGCTCGTTGAGCAGATAGCGTATGCTTCCCTTTTTGTTTTGTTGGCACTTGCCCTCGGCAAGCACCTTCTGCAAAATTTTATGGTATTTGTTCATGACCGTTTTGAATTTGAAAACGGTACAAAGGTAACAAGACGGTCCCCATCGTCAATGAACATACGCACACGTTACACTGCAAGCAGATTGCAGTCAGTCTTGAAACGCCGTATAAGGCTGTACACCTTACGTTCGCTTATGGCATACTCCGTGGCGAGCCTTGCCACGATATAGGACACCTTCTCGCCTTGTGCGGAAAGAGTGCGGTATTCCTTAAATAGGTCGATATATTGCACATCGTCCAACCTGATTCCTGCCTTTTGGAAGTAAATTAGCAGTTCCCTGTTCAAATTCAGTATCTCAATTAGTTTCATTCTCAGAAATATTTAGTACTTTTGCATCGTCTCACTTACATAGCGCGTTGCGCAACCAAAACAATAAAGCCATACAGTGCGAACGAGGGCATACGCCCCCGGTCGTGCGCTGTATGGCGTTTTGGTTAAAAAAGTAAGTGAGACGACTATTTTAACAGGCCGGGGGCTTTTTTATTACCCTCCCCCGAAGGGTTTGTTCTTATTCTCGGTATAACTCCAAATTGAAATTATCCTTGCTCTTCCATCCGTCAGCCAGTGTGTCCTGGATATGCTGCATGGCTTTGGTATAGAAGTCCGTCAGTTCTTCGATGGTGTTGAACGTGTGATAGCATGGCACATCGTCTGTTCCGAACTTGAACGTGACCGGCAATGTCTTGCCGTCAGACTGCACAGCCAAGTCGTATGCCACCTTGTAGTTGAACTGGTTCTCGTTTGAGAGCCACACGCTCATGCCGTTCCACACGAAGCCAGAAAGTATGGTCTCGTTCGTGCGGTCGTTGAACCATTCCGACACCATGGTCTTGATGGTATCCTCAGATGGCTTTCCGTTGAACTCAGCCTCCATATAGTCGGCAGATCCATCCTCGTTGTTATGCACGTCCCAGCGGACGCGCCATTTTCCTTTGACGGGGTTGGTGCATTCAAGCAGCTTTACCCCTTGTGCTCCGTTTACTCTGTTCATCATGTGAAAATGTACTTTGTTCTACCTTTGCCGAAGGTTTCCGCTTTGATGGTGGTCTCGAATGGGAAGCCGTCTGGCATTTCACTCACTTGCTGGAGAATGTTTTTCATCTCCTCGCTGTTGGTGAAGAACTTCTTCGGCTCGCCGTTCTGCTCGATGGACACGACACAGCGGTCTTCGCCCTGGCTGGTTTTGACCCCGACTTCGAAGTCTTTTACCACGATGGGCAGGTTCACCAACTCGCGGATGCTTACCACCGCACCCGCAAATCGCTTCTTGCCGTCTTCCGGCTTGTAAGCGACATTCAAATCCTTAAATGATTTCATTTTTTTGCCTGTTAATTTATAAAACAAATTTCGACAGCAAGCATGCTTGGCCATTCCGTAGAATGACGCAATCAGTTCTCGCCGTCTCTTTCTTGACTTGACTTTGTGTAGTTTCCTTGCATACTTCTTCTTGACGCGCTTGCGCAGTAGTGAGTATGAACCGTTATATGTCACATACCCCAAGAAGTCGATTCCTTGCGCTGATGGGAATACTCTTTCGTTCTTCTTGATTTCAAGGTCAATTTTTTCGACTTGCTCATGTACAATGCCGTGTGCCAGCCAATTCTCTTGCTTGCAGCCACAGAGCACTCTGCCGTCATCACAATAACGATAGAAATAGCGGATGCCGTATTTGTCCTTCAGATAATGATCGAGGAATACGGACAACAAGAGGTTGCCAGAAGCCTGCGAGCTTCGCAACCCGAAGCTGATACCCTCTGGCAGGAGATGAAGGAAATGGTCCAGGAGCGACAGCAGGGTCTTGTCTTTGAATACTCTGCGGTAGCACCACATGACAAACTCAGGCTTAGTATTGTCATAGAAATGCTTGATGTCGAACTCGTAGCAGTAGCGTGTGCCTTCGGGATCACGTCCCATGTCCAATTGCATACACTTGCGTAGGTCATGTGTGCCACGCTTCTTGATACTTGCTCCAGTCGTCCTGATGAAACGCTTATGCAGATGTTGGTCCACCACGTTCATTACGGCATACACTGCGATGCGGTCGTACATGGATATAATCTGCAGGTGTCTTACTTTGCCATTCTCACAGATGATGCGTTCATGATAGCTGCCGAGTCGAAAGGAACCGTCGGCAAGTTTTGCTGTCAGTTCTGCAATCACCTCCTCGCGATGTGCGAGCAGATAGCGTCCTTGACGGCATTTCTTTCGCTTTGTTCCACGCAGTACACGGTCAAACGCCTCCGACATGTTGCCGTAGGACGTTATCTCTTGCATGATATAGCCTTCTCTGTGCATGGACTTTTTTTGTGATGGAAGATAAGGGCCTTCCTTTCCCCGGGCCAAACTTCTTCGAATCGTTACCGACCTACCAAACTCTATTGCCCGACACTTGATGTTTCAGCTTTCCACCTTGACATAGGTGCTTTTGCTGTGGCTCGTTTCCCTCGGCACCACATTAGGGACACGTCCCCGTTGTTGTACGCCGATTAGTTAGATTTCCAGGCGCGAGCCGACATTCGCATTCGCATTCGAGGCATCGTTATTCGCATTCGCATTCGAGACACCGCCATTCGCGTTCGCATTGTTGTACCCGCGATAGACCACACGGCCTATGGGAAACTCTACCAGTTTGCAAAGTTACTCATTCTCTGTGCAAAAGATGAATGAATATTACACAATGAGCCAAAATAACATTGCGATGAAGCCCCCGAGCACTGTGCAAGCCCAGTCAATCCAGTCCCAAGGACAGCCGTGAAGTTTGTCTTTGAGTTCGAGACACGAGGCTGCAATGATGGCAGAATAGATGGCTGCCCATGGCGATAATGCGCACAGACCGACCAATAAACCGCCGACAAGATGCTTATAGCGGTTGCTTTTCTTTAGAAATGAGAAAATTTTGTTCATAACTTGTTGTGTTTTGAAAATTTGTTATTACCTTTGTGGCGTGGGAGCGACATACTGAAAACCACTGAAAGCAGCCTGCGACGTTGCAGAACCTGAGACCAACGGATTATTCCATTGGTCTCTTGTATTTTCTGAGCTTGCCATTGACATACCAAAAGATGTAGTCATGGTGATAATCTTTACTATCCCAAATGGCTTTGTTCCTATCTTGGATTTGTCTTTCCGTAATTGGCTTTCTAAAGCAATGGTCAGTTAGACAAACGCAAGCGTGTTGCGCATCAGAAGCATGGTTTGCATTACGACAACAGTTCATTACTTTCTCTGGTGATTTCACATCAATATATCCAAACTCGCCTACTTTCAAATCAGGGTTTGCTCTACTGTCTTCTGGAATCATGTCATAGACCTTTCTTCTTCCTTCTTTTGCATTGAAACGAATTTCTGGATTGAGGAAACAATCACCATATTCATTGGCAAAAGCAATAGCCACATCTAAAACTCGCTTATAGTCTTCTGCTGTAGAGCAAGCCAACTCGTGTTGTAACACCTTTCCTTTGATACCCATATATTGGGTGAAGTATTGTTCATCCAAAGGCTTTGCAAGTATCACATCACGGTCTTCAACAGACAGATTTGTTTTTCCTGAATCTGTGTACGCATTGGCGCATTTATGTACCAATCGACAAGCAGCACAAAGTTCGTTGTCTGCAACAGGCTTTCTGTCAAGATCCAACTTACCTCTTGCAATATCACAATCACGACACCGCTTGATGGTATAAGGGTTATAATCAGGAGTTGTCTTTTGCTCCTTGCCTGGATTGAAATGGAAGATGCCCTTTGTGTCACGTTGCAGAGCCTCCTCACCCAGTGCCATCGCTTCGTCGTGGGGTGTGGCAGGATATTTGGACTTGCGCACCTGCACTACAGTGCAACGGCAGTTCCATCCATTGGGTGGATAGTATTCCTCCCAGAACGGATCTGACGGCGGAAGCGTTACGCCATTTAGCGCAGCATGTTCCGGACGCACCTTGCCATCGTTTGCCGTGCGGTACTGGAGGTTGTAGCGGTCGCCGTCCTCCGAGAAACGTTCCCACTTGGCAGCCATCTCCGCAGACGACTGTACGAAGTTGTACTCCGCACGGAGGTAGTTGGAGTTGTAGGTGTTGTCTATCTTCCGAACATCATTCAAAAAGGCTTCGAACGTCTTTCTGTTGCCGTTAGAATCGAGCAATGAAGGGAACGCCTCGTTGAGTTCGTGGAAAGTCTTCATGCCTGAGAAGATATAGTTAGAGCGTGTAAGCCGCTTGCGCATGGTGTCAGACATTTCCAAGCGTTGTATATTTCTGTTGAGCACATCAGTATGAGCCTCTATCAGATTTTGAACTTTGCTATCTGCCATGATGTCAATAGAGAAAGAACCACCCTTTTGGTTGAATACAACTTTCATCGCATCCTTGAAGCCCTTGCTAACCTCTTCACTCGGAAGACACACATTCTTTCCAGAGCCGTAGTCAAGTAATTGCTTGGCAATAGCTGTTTTTGTTTGTTTCATGTGTGAGAGCGAAAGTATATCCTCAGAGAAAACCTTTCCGCTTAGTATTGCTGAGTTCAGTTCCGCCTCAAACTCGGCACGATTGGTAAGGGAATACTCGGACAGTTGCTTCTTGACAAATTTCCTGTCCACGCCATCCAAGCTCCATTCGTGTTCCACTGATCGGAAAAAATCGGGATCATTGCAAAAGTCGATATAATGCCCCAATTCGTGTAAGATGGTGTTTCTTTGGGCATGCCATCCCCCACGGTCTGCATCATCAGTATCCTTTACCCATGTTTTATAAGCACGTTTGTTCACTTTGATAACATTGGTGTCTCCTTCACATATAGCAGCGTGGAAATCTGCACGAGTTAGACCAAAAAAGCGTTTTCTTCCTCCTAAATCCGCCTCACGCAACTCGGGTAGTTCTGTTACAATCCCACTTCTTAACACAATCCTTGCAGCCTCTTCTGCCTCTTCTCTTGCATACTTATTACTGATGACACTTGCCCACTTTTTAGCAATAGCCTCAATTTCTTCTTCCTTTTTGCTGAGACATAAGGAAGAAAGACTGGTATCATTGCCTATTATTTCGGCATAGCGTTGGTGCAGCCCCAGATAATCGCTGGGGCTTAATCGAAAAAAGAGCTGTGTGCATTTTGCTGCTGTTTTTTCTTCTTGTCTCCTTCGTCATCGTCTTGTGGCTTTTTGTTGCCCTCGTCGCCATCATCGTCACCGCCACCAGGTAGCATGGGCGTAGCGTTGCGTCGCTCGCCTACAGGCATACTGTATTTCTCCGCAAAATATATCGGGTCCACCTCGTAGCGGTCGGCAACCATCGTTTCGTATGCCACCTGCTGCTCCGGTGTGTAATCGACGGCATCATCCCATTTGAAGCGCAGTCCCTTGATCGGGAAGCCGTGCTTCACCATGCGTGGGATAAGCTGGTTGTTCACGATGTCGCGCAGCATGGTGCAGTCGCTTTCCACCAGGTTCTCGAACACCTCAAGGTGTGTTTCTGATTGTGAGAGGCTGCTGCCGTCCTCGATGGTCATCGTCTGCCCGATGATGAGCTTTGACAGTTCCGAGTTGGCTCGATCGATGCGTTTGTCATAGACGTTGAAGGCATCGCCCTTTCCACTTTCGACGAATTCAATCTCGGTGTCCTGCCCTGCCACCATGTACTGGCTTGCTCCGGCACCCTTGAGCATCTGTTCAAGTCGTCCCATTTCCTTGGGGTCGCGTGAGGTGGTGCGTGCAATACGCATCGGCATACCGAAAATCTCGCCGAAGGAATCCCAGAATGCCAACATGTTTTTCTTAGGAATGGTCTGCGTGGCAGCCTTCAGATATAGTCCGAGATCGTCAGGCCGTCCAGCTTCTATGAGCCAGTCAGAGAATGGGGCTGAGTGGTAGTCTATGCCCGTAGTCCAGTCCTGCCCGAGCTGTTGAATCACACGGCCGTATTCAGGAATGACATGCTTCCGTGGAATGAGCTTCACATCCGTATAGCAAGGACATCCGTCGCCATCGGTGGTGAGGTCGCCAAGTTCGATGAGCGAGTGTCCCCAAAGATTGGCGGCAAGCGCGTATTCGAGCATTTGCTTGAACCAAGCCTGGTCGAAATAGTGGTGTGCCTCCTCGTTCTCATTACCTTTTGCATCGACCAGTTTGAAGGACTTCGCCATGACGAATCCTACACGCTGGCGAACACAGCCCGATAGGTGAAGGTCAATATCCACATCGCGGTATATGTCGTAGAGACGTTGGCGGTTCGGGCTGTCCACATTTATAGCCATCTGCCAGGCGTTGCGCCAGTCGGCAATGTCCCTGCGTGTAAGCGCATCGGTGGTGCGTTGCAGTTCGATGACCATCTTCTTTATGCGCTTGCGGTCAGACGACTTCGCAAGGTTGAAGTCCCCGTTTGGCGTGTGCAGTATATTTTGACTGCCACCTCCGAACATACCGCTGAAAAAGTTCTTTATATCCATAGCGTTACCAGTTATGTCGTAATTGTTTCTGTGAACCGAATATGAGCAAGTCGCCAGTCGGTGTGCCGTCCTCGTCGGTGTTGAGCGGCAGGTCGGGGATGATTTTTCCGGCTTGCACGCCTTCCAGCCACTTTATGGCACGCTCGTAGCGCTCCTTGCGTATTTCGCTGCCCATCTTTTGGGGCATAGCGGCAATCATGTGATAGAGCGCAATGTCGGCGGCATACATTACCACCAAACGGTTGCGGTTTTCGCCTTCAGCCGAGAACACCGCTTCCGTGTCGTATTTTGGTCTGAGGTAGCCGGCAATCTCCTCGCAAGCCTCCAGTTCCGCATTGTCGCGTATCTCCTGCGATGCCTGCGACACGACCTTCAGCGCATTTTCGCCTATGACCACTCTGTAGTCCTCTTCCGTGATAAACATAGTAAGCCTCCTTCCTAATGCGTCACATAAATGGCACGACGCTCAATGTCGGCAACCTTTACACCCTTACGGAAGCGGTGCTTCGCAACCAGTTCGCGGATGGTGCGTTTCGGTACGACCTTCAGCGAGCCGTTCATGTAAATCACATAATACTTCATGCCAAGCAGCTTTGAGAGCTTGTTGGCTTTCTTGATGGCACGCTTGCACTGCCATCCCCAGATAATGTCCTTTATTATTTGTATCATTGTTACCAAATGTTTTTGGCGGTCGGCCTTTTGCCGAACACCGGTTTGAAACTTTCCTGTCTTGTATTGCGCTGGAGTATCCATATCGCGCCTTCATCAGCGTCAGGCGCATCGTCATGCACACGGCTGCCACGCTCCAACGCCAACGTCTGTTCGATGCCCACCTGCATGTCGGGTTCTTCCTTCTTGCGTTCGTTGTACCAGACAAAGCCACGTTCCCAAAGAGGGCTGACCGCCTCGATACGCTGGATTTTGTCTGGCTTCTTTCGCTTGTCGGGCATGATGGGCAGCTGGTAGCCACGCAGCTCACCTTCCACGGCGAACTCGTCCAAAATCACATCCTGCATGAAGTTGGCTTCCATGAAGAACTGAATAGCCACCGTGTCGCGTGTACGCTCGTAGAGGTCGTATAGCCATCGAACCATCTCGCTGACTGTCGCCTGGCGCACGAAACTGTCTATGAGATGCAGTTCCGAGCCAATCTTTCCCCAAACGCGGGAAGCCTTGTAGTCGTTGGAGGTGGTGGATTTGAACGACGGGTCGGTATAGCACACAATCATGTCGTACTTTTCGAGCTTTGGCAAACGCTTGTATCGAATCCAATCCGCACGGAAGATAGTACCGTCCACGATAGGGTTGTGCATCATCTCTTTCTCCCAGGCACGATAGCCCACGAAGTCGCGGTAAGCCTGCGCCTCCTCTTTGGTCCATTTCTCCTTCCATACCGGTTCTCCGTTACGATCGACCGCTACGATTTTAGAAAGGAACACTCCCTTCGTACGTGAGAGATTGTAGAGCACTGAGTTCTTGCTGATGAGGTTGCCCACCATAATGAAGCGTCCACGACCCACATCAAGCGCACCAAAGAGAGCTTCCTTCACCCAGTCGGTGAGGTCGTGTACGAGTTTATCATTCTTGCAAAGCTGATCGTCGTCAAGGTCATCAATGACGATGTAGTCAGGACGGGATTCACGGTCACGCAGACCACGAGGCGACTGTCCACGACCGCAGGCAAGGAACTTCACTCCGCTCTTGGTCTTGAATTCGCCCTCCTGCCATCCGCCATCGTTCTTCTGCTGTCCGAAGTCGGCGATGAGACGCTGGTTGTATTCCAGTTCCGCTTGAATATCCCCAAGCAGTCGGTCGGCATTGTCCTCCGACTTTCCCACAACCACCATAAAGTTGATAAGCCGCTTCGGTTGGAACATCAACCAGAGCGGCGTGAATACATCAAGGTGGGTCGATTTGGCGTGACCGCGTGGCCACATGAATACAGCCTTCAAGTCGGGCGTGTTTCGGACCTTGCGTGCAGCTTCGTTGTGGAACGGAGCGTTGTGAATGGTGCGTATGACCTCGCCGGTCGTCTTGTCACGCAATTGCAGGAAGTGGGGAAAGTAATACTCGCAGAATGCTGCGTAGTTGTTGAGCAAGCGTTTGATACGCATGTCCCTTTCTACTGGCGTTTCGCTTTTCAGGAGTGACGTGTCGGTAATGGCTTGCACTTGCCTACATCGCTCTTTCCACTCCTCGTATGCCTTTTTCTTTTCCGCTGCTGTTGCCATAGGCTGCCTCCACTATTTTATGCCCATCTGTTCTGTGATGTACATGTCCTGGTACTTGTTGATTACACGCATCAGTTCGGGAGTCACCTCCGGGTCTGTCTGCGAGCGGTACTCCAGCCACTTGGAGAACGCCATGAACACCTCGATGGCATCCACCACATTAGCCTTCTTGTCGAGTTTCTCGATGACCGACGAGAGCTTGGCCAACTTGTCGCCGAGTCCTGCTATGAGTGCAGGGTCGTTGGAGTCATTCACTTGTGTAATGAGTGTGTCGATGGTGAGCAACAGTTTGTTCACCAGTTCGGGGCGTGTGATGTTCTTTGCGGCGCGAGCCTCTTTCCACCCCTCGGCTGAGCACCATTTGGATATGGTGACGCGCGACACGTCCACCTTCTCCGCAATCTCCTGCTGCTCCATACCCGAAAGATAGAGCGTGCGTGCCAGCGATTTCTTTTTTTCAATATCTGCCTTTGTCATGTTGATAAGGTTTTTTGTTCACATCAGGGCATACCACGCCCCGATTCCTTATGCAAAAGTGCCACGATTTCGGTGGCTCTCCAAAAAAGTGTGCAATGGTTTCATAGAAGTGTGCAACCATTGCACACTTTTTTGGTGGACAGACAATTACCTCGTAATATTGCACTGCGAATCGGGCAATGCAGCCCAGAAAACGACAATGATATGAGTAAAGGAAAACGCGTAAGAATAACCAACGACAGCCTGAACAGCTACGGAACAAGAGTGCTGACAGCTGGCATGAACGTGGAGCAGTATCAGCGCAACCCCGTCCTGCTGTATATGCACGAGCGTGGTAATGTGATAGGCTATGTGAAAGACCTGAAGGTGGAGGATGGTGAGGTGACCGGTGAACTGATGTTTGACGAAGCCTCCGAACTATCCACGCGCTGTAAGAAGCAGTATGAGTTCGGCAGCCTGAAGATGGTGAGCGCAGGGCTTGACATATTGGAGACGAGTGAGGACCCCGAACTGCTTGTGCAGGGTCAGACCAGTCCTACCGTCACCAAGAGCAAACTGTTTGAGGTTAGCTTGGTGGACATTGGAGCCAATGATGATGCCATCGTGCTGCAGAAGGACGGCAAGAAGATTACTCTCGGCAAGGACAGCGAGTGTCCCTTGCCAATGTTGAACAATAATAATCAAAAACAAATGGAACAGAAACAGTATGCCCTGCAGTTGGGCTTGCCGGAAACGGCGACTGATGCGGAGATCACCGCCAAGCTCAACGAGCTGAATACCGCTAAGCAAGAGAACGAGAGACTCCAGAAGGAGAAGGAGACCCTCACGCTTGCCAGCATCACTGCCGTTGTGGAGAAAGCAGTCGGCGAGAAGCGTATCGCCACAGACAAGAAGGAAGAGTTCATCAACCTCGGCAAGGAAATTGGCCAGGAGAAGTTGGAGCGCATCATCTCTGCCATGTCGCCACAGATGAAGCTCAGTGCCGTTATCGGCCACCATGGTGGAGCTTCAACCCAGCAGCCTGCCACATACAAGAAACTGAGCGATGTGCCGTCTGCAGAACTCCTGACACTCCGCAAAGAGCAGCCCGAGGAGTATAAGCGACTCTACAAGGAGGAGTACGGCATGGAGTGTGAACTTTAGTACAAACCAATAATACAAAAAGAATGAAAACAATTTTGACCATGATTACGGCTTTGCTGTTCAATGCGTTTACAGGAGCCGTGTTCGGTATGACTTTGGGCGTGTCGCCCGTGGCCGGTGCAGTAGGTGCCAATGCCATCGCATTAGCCGTGAGCGGTGCAATGCCAGTGGGCGTGGCACGCGAGGGCGTGCTGAAGGAGATTTGGACTGGAGAGTTGGTTAAGTCCTTGCGTGAGTTTCTCGCAGGAACTTGGCTTGATGGAATCCCCGACAGTTCAAGCATCGTTGACAATGATGTGATTCACTTGGTGGAGGTTGGCGTTGACCCTGACGTGCTTGTCAACAACACCACCTACCCAATCCCCTTGCAGGCACTTGATGACAAGGACATCGCCATTAAGCTTGACAAGTTCCAGACCAAGGTGACCCCTATTACCGATGATGAGTTGTACGCCATCAGCTACGACAAGATTGCCCGAGTGAAGGAGAGTCATTCAAACGCCATCAACGATGCAAAGTTCTCCAAGGCAGCACATGCGCTCTGCGCCCAGAAGAATACAGCCAAGACCCCAGTGCTGACCACCACCGGCGAACGTGATGCTGCTACTGGTCGTCTCAAAATGACCGTCAAGGACCTGCTTGCGATGAAGGCAGCCCTCGACAAGTTGGGCGTTCCGACCACCAACCGTCGCCTCGTATTGTGTACCGACCATGTGAACGACCTCTTGGAAACAGACCAGCGCTTTAAGGAGCAGTACAACATCGACCGCAACACTGGCAAGGTGGGTAAGCTCTACGGCTTTGACATTTATGAATTTGCTAATACTCCTTATTATACATCCAAGGGGGAGAAGAAGGCTGTCGGTGACAAGGGAGATACCGCAGGTGATTTCCACTGCTCATTCGCATTCTATACACAGCGTGTGTTCAAGGCCACTGGTTCCACCAAGATGTACTGGAGCCCTGCTGAGAACGACCCTGAGTACCAGCGCAACAAGGTTAACTTCCGCCACTACTTCATCTGCATGTTCAAGAAGGCAGATGCAGGTGTTGTAATGACCAGCGGATATAAAGCTGAAGCAGCGTAATGGCGAGAATGAAGTATTTAGTCCTACACTGCACAGCCACCCCTGAAGGCCGTGAGGTAACCTCGAAGGAGATACGCCACTGGCACACTGACCCGGTAAGCAAGGGTGGGCGTGGCTGGAAGCAGGTAGGCTATACCGACCTGATACACTTGGACGGCAAGGTGGAACGCCTTGTCGATAACAACGAAGATGCGGAGGTTGATCCGTGGGAAGTGACTAACGGTGCAAAGGGTTACAACAGTGTGAGCCGTCATGTGGTGTATGCCGGTGGCTGCACCAAGGATATGAAGCATCCCAAGGACACGCGCACCCCTGCGCAGCTGGAAGCGATGACCGACTATGTGCGGAACTTCCATCAGCGTTTTCCGCAAATCAAGATTGTAGGTCATTGCGACCTTCCGGGCGTAAATAAAGCCTGCCCTGCCTTCGATGTAGCCAAGTGGCTCAAGTCAATAGGAATATACCAACAGTAAAAATATGGATGGCATGAATATCAGCGAAGTCCTGAACGTCCTCCTTGGCGGAGGTCTGGTGGCTACCATTGTTGCAATATGCACGCTGCGGGCTACCATAAGGAAAGCGAAAGCGGAATCGATGAAGGCGGAAGCCGATGCCGAGACGGTGCGTATGGACAACGCCGAGCATGCCACCCGTATCTTGGTAGAGAACATCGTGAAACCATTGAAGGAAGAACTCAATGAGACAAGAAGATACCTCGAAGCCTCGAAACGCGAGATGGCGCGTCTTCGGAAGGCTATCGACACTGCGAACAGTTGCAAGCATCATGATGATTGCCCTGTTCTTGTCGGGCTGCGTGACAAGCCGAAAAGCGAGCGTGGCAACGGAGGAAAGCGTGAAACAAGTATCCGCGGACACCCTCCAGAGCGAGGTGCGTCAGACATGGACGGAGACAGTACCACAGGAGGAAGCCAAGCTGGAGATACCTCTGGCGGAACTGACTAACCTGCCCGAAAAGGCAGAGTACCGAGCCAAGAACGGACGAGCCAGCGCAACCGTGCAGAACAAAGGTGGCATCATCGTGGTGTATGCCACTTGCGACAGTCTGCAACGCCAGTGCGAGTACTATGAGCGCCAGATGGCGAGCTACAAGAAAGCATTGGAGCAGCAGAAGAATGAAGCCAGAACGGAAAAGGAACGCAGTTCAAATCCGTGGAAGATGCTTCTCATCGCCTTTATTGTCGGAGTGGCGACCGGCACAGTATTAACAATCATAACAAGAAAGATATGGCAACAAGTGTTTTAGACGGAACTGACCTTATCCTTTCCATGGGTACAAATGCCCTCGGCTTTTCCACCGGTTGTAAGGTGAACACGTCAGCGGAGACCGGTGAACGTGTGACTAAAGAGGCATCCGGTGGCAAGTGGAAGGAGTCTTACATCAAGAGTTTCTCCGAACAGATTACCGCCGATGGTGTTGTGCTTACTGACGGCACGGATGAGGTGCCTTCGTATGACCAGTTGAAGGACGCAATGCTTAAGGGTGAGCCCGTGGAGGCAGCGTACAATCTGCGTGAAGGAGACAAGCGCACCGGTAAAGCCTCTGGCGGATATAAAGGCAAGTATCTGATTACCTCTCTTGACCTTGACGCACAGGCTGGTGACGATGCCAAGTATTCAATTACGCTTCAGAACAGCGGCAAAGTGGAAAAAGTGGGTACGGGTATCACAGACACCACTCAGCAGACTGAATCAAAACAATCTCGCGTATGAAAAAGACAAAAATCAAGGTTGGCGACAAGGAGTTCCCTTGCCGTGTGACCATGGGCGCAATGGTGCGCTTCAAGAATGAGAGCGGTAAGGACGTGAGCAAGCTGGAGAAAACCAATATCTCCGAACTGGTACTGTTTGTTTACTGCTGCGTGAAAAGTGCGTGCAATGCTGACAAGGTGGAGTTTGACTACGACTTTCAGAGCTTTGCTGACCTAATGGAGCCCGACGCAGCGAACTCCTTCTACGAGGATATGGGCGGTGAAGAAAAAAAAACGACCAACCAGGCGGAAAAGAAGTAAGCGTCGAGGAACTGTTGGGTATGGCATTGGGGTGCATCGGGATGAGCAGAGAAGACTTTGAACGATGTACCCCTTTTGAGTTTTACAAGGCATGGGAGCGATGGGCAGAAGCCAAGCGCGATGCGGAGCGCAACGAGTGGGAACGCACAAGAGTGTTGGCGCTCTTTGCCATCCAACCCTATGCAAAAAGCAATCTTCAAGCGCATGACGTTCTACCGTTCCCTTGGGATGAAAAGCAGGAAGAAAAGCGTGAGGAGGTGAGCAAGGACGAGTTCAATGCACGCTTTGAGGCAGCCAAGAAACGTTACGGACTGAAATAAGAAAAGACAATGGCAAAAGCAGTAGAATTTAGAATAAACATCAAGAGCGAGGACGGCGGTGTCCTGAAACGTCTGACAGTGGAAGCCGACGGTCTTGACGACATACTCTCCGAGGTGGGGAATACCGCTGTGGCCACTGGCAACAGACTGCGCGAGATGGCAGACAAGAGCCTCGTGTTCGATACAGCCGTCCGCTCGATCCGCGACCTCAGCGACATGGTGGGCGGACTTGCCGAGCCTTTCGACAGTTTTGAGACCGCCATGCGCAGTGCCAACACCATGGCAGGAAAGAGTGGGGACGAGTTTGAAGCACTGACTGGTCAGATAACGGAACTGAGCAAGAACATACCGCTTGCGCGTGAGGAACTTGCCAACGGCTTATACCAGGTTATATCCAATGGCGTGCCCGAGGATAACTGGATAGAGTTCCTCAATAAATCAAGCCGTAGTGCGGTTGGTGGTATTGCGGACTTGGGAGAGACGGTGACCGTTACTTCCACGCTCATCAAAAACTATGGTCTGGAATGGGATCAAGCAGGAAACATCCAAGACAAGATACAGATGACGGCCAAGAATGGTGTGACCAGCTTTGAGCAGTTGGCGCAGGCATTGCCCCGTGTGAGTGGTAGTGCATCTCAGCTTGGTGTCTCCATGGACGAACTGATGGCAGTGTTCGCCACTACAACGGGTGTGACTGGTGACACGGCTGAAGTATCCACTCAGTTGGCTGCCGTGCTCAACTCACTTATCAAGCCTTCTGCTGAGGCAACTAAAGCTGCCAACGAGATGGGCATCGGTTTTAATGCAGCCAGTATTCAGGCTGCTGGTGGTTTAGAGAACTTCCTGCTCGGTTTGGATGCAAGCATACAGGAGTATTCGGCAAAGACCGGACAGTTGAGTCAAACCATTTACGGACAGTTGTTCGGCAGTGCTGAAGCAATGCGACTACTCGGTTCGCTGACTGGCGAACAAAAGGAAAAGTTTTCGCAGAACATTGGAGCGATGGCAAACTCCGCAGGAGAGATAGACGCAGCCTTCGACAATATGGCATCTACGGGAGAGAGCCTACGTCAGACGCTCGCTAACCAGATGCACGCCATGATGGATTGGGCTGGCTCAATAGCCAGTACTTCCGCACCTTATGTGGAATGGATAGCTAATAGCGGCATCGCCCTCATGAGTATGGTGCAGCTCAGCGGCGGCATCAAAACTGTGGTGGCAGGACTGAATGCTGTGAAGGTGGCCACGCTTGCGCAAGCAGCTGCAGCAAAGGTGGTGGCTGTCGCATCCAACATTTGGAAGGTGGCACAGATTGCCCTGAATTTTGTGCTCAGTGCCAACCCCATCGGTATTGTCGTGATGGCTATAGCGGCACTTATAGGTGTATTGATAGCGGCGTACAATAACTGTGAGACCTTTCGCAATATCTGTGATGCTGTATGGGCAGCGGTGAAGAAAATTGCATCAGCCGTATGGGACTTTCTTGTCAAGGCATTCGAAAAAGCGAGTGCCGTGATAAAGAAGGCATGGGAATGGGTGAAGAAGTTCTTCGGCATAAAGGACGAGACCACAGCAAGGCAGACGGCAGATTTGGAGAAAAACACAAAGGCCACGCAAGCGAACACCAAGGCAAAGACTGCGAACGCCCAGACCGCCTTGAAGAACAATAAGAAACAGAACGCCCCCTCAACAGACAGCGGAAATGGCAGTGGTAAATCGGGGAGCCAGGACAAATACAGCGGAAAGAAGCTTATCGCCAATGCCACGAGTTACAAGGAACTTGGCAACAACATCCAGTACTACCAGAACAAACTGGAAACTGCCAACGGGACGGACACCAAGACCATTGCGCTTTATGCAAAGAAAATCGCAGCCTTGCAAAAGCAGCAGGATGCGATAACGCAGTTGCAGGATGCGGCAAGCCGTCCCACCGAACTGAACACCCTAAAGGACATCGATGCAGAAATCACTTATCAACAGGGATTGAGGGAGAAAGCCTCTGCCGATGAACTTGCAGTAATCGATGCTGAAATACAGCGTTTGGATGACCTTAAAACGGCGTTTGAACGCAGTTCGCATGTTGATGTCGGTTTAGACAAGATACAGACATACCGCCAGCTTGAAAAAGAGCTGCAGTATTATACAGACTTGTTGAAAACCGCTACAGAGACAGAGCGCATCGAGATACAGAAGCAGATAAATGCCCTTAACGACCTGAAGAAGAAATGGGACGATACCCTTGATGAACTGAAGAAGCCGGAGGACATCTCCCGACTGAACACCATCCGTTCGCTGGATGATGCCATCAGCTACTACCAGACCAAGCAGAAGAACGCCAGCGCATCGGAGATTGACGACATACAGCGCACGGTGTTGGAACTGGAGAAGAAACGCGATGCCATGAAGCAACTCACGCGCATTCCCGAAATGGAGGAAGAAGTGGCGAAGCTCGACAGTATGGAGGGCAAGACGCTGACCCTCGAACTGAAAACCATTGGGCTTGATGGTGTGAAGAAACGCATCAAGGAACTCCAGGATATGTTGGCTGACACGAAAAGTCCTATGGACGAGTCGCAGCGAGCCTCCATACAGAAGCTCATCGGCAGTTACGAGGATTACGAGAAGCGCATCCGCAAAAGCAATGTCACGTTAGGTAAGTCGTGGAGCACGGTCAAGGGTGTTGGCAATGGTGTCTCCTCGCTCACCGATGCGCTGCAAGGCAACCGTGACGCATGGTCCACGATTACTGGCGTCGTCGATGCTGCCATTCAGATATATGAGGGCATCAACGGCATCATTTCAATTATTCAGACCTTGACCGCCGTGACTGGTGTTTCCAACACTGTGACCGCTGCAAGTGGAGTGGCAGCTACCACAGCAGCTACGGCAAAAGTAGCGGCAGCCCCTGAAGAGGTGGCGGCATCGGTAGCTACGATGGCTGCAGTAAAGGCAGAGGCAATGGCGTACCGTGAACTTGCAGCTTCAGAGTTTATGGCTGCACACGCCTACATTCCGTTTGCAGGTGCGGGCATCGCAGCTGGATTTATAGCCATGATGCAGGGGCTTGTTGCTTCAGTTGCCGTTACACCATTCGCCAATGGTGGTATTGTGTATGGCCCGACCTTGGCGCTGATGGGCGAGTATGCCGGAGCGAAAAGCAACCCGGAGGTGATAGCTCCACTGAATAAGCTGAAGTCGCTGATTGGCGACAATGGTGGTGGCGGTGGTGGCATATATGAGCTGAAGGTTAAAGGAAGGGACCTTGTGGCGGTGCTTGCCAACGAGACGAGAATAAACAGAAAGGGAACGAACATCAAAATATAAGAAGCATGTATCTGCACGGACATTTTTACAACCAAAAGGAAGAACGCATCGAGGTGCATATACTGACTGGTGGTGACCGCACTAAGGAAACCGTCATTGGTGATAAGAACGGGGAACTGTCGTTTACTGATGATCCAGTGGAACTGACGAGTCAGGTAAACGATACGTTTGACCATTTGCTCTGCCAGCAGGCTACTGTACGCCTTCTGGCACGGAACTTTGTACCGGACTTCTTTTGTGCCTCATGCCGTGACGCTGTGGTGAATATCTACCGTGAGGGGAAATGTCTCTTTGCAGGATTTATCGAACCGCAGAGCTATTCGCAGGGCTACAACGAGGAGTTTGACGAGATAGAGTTGAGCTGTATCGATGCGCTTACCGCACTCCAGTATGCCAAGTACCGTGATGTCGGCTCGCTTGGTGTGCTGTACAATGTGGTAAAGGCAGAGGCAGAACAGCGCACATTCTTGGTGATGCTGAAAGAGATATTGGGCGGTGTGACGGCTGAGCTTGACATTGTGGGTGGTAATGCCATGCGCTACCTATACGATGGGAGTAAGGCTGTGGATGATTTGGCTGGTAACCGGTATGCGATATTCGGGCAACTGACGGTGAGTGAGTTGCTTTTTATGGGGGATGAGGAGGATGACGTATGGCAGCAGGATGAGGTGTTGGAGGAGATACTGAAGTACCTGAACCTTCACATTGTGCAAGATGGGTTCACGTTTTATCTGTTCTCCTGGGAGAGCGTAAAGGGCGACGAACGCATTTACTGGCGAGATTTGCTGACTGGAGCAAGCGTGACGACAGCCCGGCAGACAACGGACATCGTGACTGGTTTAGTGACAGACACGGATACGACGATAAGCGTAGGCGAGGTGTACAATAAAATTATGCTGACTGCCAAGGTGGAGAGTATGGAGAGCGTGATTGAGAGTCCGCTGGACAACGATCTGCTGAAAAGTCCATTCAGCAACAAGCAGAAGTACATGACGGAATACAGTAGTGACGGAGAGGGAACGAAAGCGATAAATGCCTTTGATGCTATGACTCACGGACAGGAAACCTCCTATAGTGGTGGCTGCGTGACTGACTGGTATGTGCAGATGATGAACAACAGTCAGTGGCTGTTCCCAAAGAGCGGGAGCGGTAATCTGATGGAGGAATACTGTAGTGAGGGGAGAAACCAACATTTACTGCCGAACTTTTTGGCGAAGAACCAAGGTGCTGCTATCATGGCGCTTGGTAAGGTGGAGAAGAAAACGGATGGTAAGGACAACTCCCCGACATCGAAAGTGGAAATGACGAACTACTTAGTGGTGAGTGTGAACGGCAACTGTGACGACAAGGAAGCAACCACTTATCCGAATGCCAACTCGCTAAAGGCAGGCATACCGAGGGCCGTGTATAGCGGCAGCATGACGGGCGGTGTCTTTTCACCTACAGACGAGGGCACGACTAACTATATCGTGTTGAGCGGAAAACTGGTGCTGAACCCAGTGATGAAACTGACGGACACCTACGCGCAAATACACTACTCCTCGATGATATACGCATGGTGGCACAAGACCGTGCCGAGTCGTAATAATGGTGACGGACGCTATTACACGCAGCAGTGGTGGGCGACGGAGACTCCGAACGTGGGGACTACCTGGGATATAATTACAGACCACGGCTTTGTTCCGTTTACGGATACCGGTCCTCAGTTGTATGAGTTCAAGTATAGTGCCATTGGAGACGGCAGCGACCATATATCAAAGGTTGGTGTGCTGGCATGTATGCTGATAATAGGGGATAAGTGTGTTGTGGAAAAAGGCACAGAAGGACAGGTGACGGACTTTGAGTGGCGGAAGTACAAAACGCTGGAGGAGTGTTCCAGTGAGGACGAATACTACCAACAGTGTTTCACGATAGGTTTTGACCCGAAAATCGGTGACAAGATAGTTGGCACCAAGTTCGATTTGCAAAACAACGTGAACTATGAGCTCGGAATCGATGCAGAGGGTATAGCGATACCAATCAAAAAGGCTGACAAAGTGAGCGGTAGGGTTAAGTTTATGATCCTTGGGCCGGTGAACGCATTGTGGGACGTGGTGACGAGACGGCACAAGACGTGGTTCAGACACACGAAATGGAACAGTACGACGATACCGCTGCTGGCGCATGTAAGTAGTATTATGGTGGAGCAGTTCGAGGTGAAGATATACAGTGACAACGGACTGGTGAACAACACTGGTGATAACGACCTCGTTTACATGAGCGACACTAAGGAGAGCTTTGTGAACGTGAAGGACGACATCGAAATGAAGATAAACTCAGCACTGACAGCTGCGGAGTGCCAGACGTTGGATGTGACAGACAGTGTGAAGATGAGCACCCCATTGAACACACTTACTGGCGAGGGACTGCTGGCGGTATATGACTATTCAAGGGGTGTGAGCGCTAAGCCTGAGCAGTTGTATGTGGACTACTACTACAAAGAGTGGCATGCACCAAGGGTGGTTATGACGCAGAAATTGACGGATACGGATGGTGGCATCGTGAGTTTGTTCGCTCACTATCGCCATCCCATGATGGATAAAACCTTCTTCGTGCAGGGCATTAGTCGCAATCTTGAGGAAGGATATGCAGAAATGACACTTAAGGAGATTGAGCAATGATAGACATCAAGGTAATAAAGAAACCAAAAAACGAGGGCAGTACGTCGGCACTGAGAACGAGCGGCACCGCTTACGGCGGCATGGCTGTGAAGGAGGCTGCGCATGCGGCCAAGGCAGACATCGCAGAACTGGCGAAGGAAGCTATCCATGCCAAGGACAGCGACCATGCGATAGAAGCTGACCACTCGAAGGAGGCAGACCATGCTGTGAACGCAGATGAGTCGAAACACGCACTGGAGGCAGACCACGCCAAGGAAGCTGACAATGCAGACAAGTGGGATTACCGTGAGTTTGACGACTATCTAAATCAACCAGTGAGAAAGACTGATGGTGTGACCTTTGACTCCGTGACCTCGGACAGCATAAGGAGCGCTGGGCAGTTTGTGGACGGACTGCTGGGCGCAGGGTTTCAACTGTGGAAAGGTGAGGATGGGCGCACCTACCTGACGGTGGATAAACTGACGGTGAGGCAGACGATGGCCGTGTTGGAGCTGCTCATCGAGAAGGTGAGGAGCGTGGGCGGTCAGATATGCGTGAGCGCGGCCAACGGACGCATCAAGACCGTGGAGGAATCGGGCGAGCACTATCTTATCACCTTCGAGCAGGAGAATATGTTTGTACAGCACGACCTGGTGCGCTGCCAGACGTTCACGGGCAAGGATATGCGGAGCTACTGGGTGGAAGTGACCGATGTTACGGAGACTGGCATCGTGGTGGTGAAGGAGGAGTTCGAGGGCGTGGAACCGAAGGAGGGTGATGAGTGTGTGCTGATGGGCAACACGGCGAACTCCGACCGCCAGAATATGGTGCTCATATCGGCCACCGAGGACGGTCAGCCGAGAGTTGATGTGATGGACGGTGTGAGTGGCAAGACTTTTGACAACGCTTTGCGTGCAAGGCTCGGTAACCTGGACGGCATTAAGGACGACAAGTTTCCGGCAGACCGCCAACCACGGGGCAACGGACTGTATGCAGACAACGCCTATATGAAGGGAACCTTCGTGCTGGAGACCGGCGAGGACGTGAAGACTCGTTTTGAGATAACCGAAGGCAAGGTGCAGAGTGCTATCGACAGCGTGAGGAACGATTTCCTAAGCGAGAAGGGCTATCTGAACAACCCGACGTTTGCATCGGGACTGGAGAAGTGGAACTCGGAGAATGAGACGGTGTTCTTCCTCGTCGGCAACAGGTGGATATGGGCCAACGGCGCAGCACTATCGAAGAAGGGTGACGGTGCGAGCGTGGTGACAGACATGGGACGCAAGGTGGTGCGGATACGCAACAAGTATATCCGACAGAAGCATGAGAATCTACGCTTTGTGCCGACCTTTCCGACAAACAGCGACGGAAAGAAGGAAGCCTTGCCTGTGTATCTGAGTTTCTTTTATCGCTGCGCAAGGGCAGGCACGCTGAAGATAGGTTTTGAGAATGTTGACAAGACGGGGTTTGCGGACTTCAACAGTATGGAGGTGAGCGAGGAAATCGCTACTACCGGCGGCTATGTGCAATACACCTGCAGCGGACTGTGGAACGGCACGGGCGACTTCAAGCTGGCATTTGACGGCGACATCTATCTGTATATGCTTGTGCTGAGCACAGACAAGATCGAGGCGCTGACTTACAAGTACAAAACGCTGTTCGAGCAGAGTGAGCGGCTGGTGAAAATATCGGCAGCCGTTTATGACAAGGACGAGCGGGCACTGGAAGAGACGGGCTTAATCGTTACCTCCAAGGTGTCGGGGCTGTATGCAATCGATGTGGATGGCAACCTGAAATCCTTTGTCGGTGCCGGTCAGGACGGTGTGAAGATAAAGGCTACGAACATACAGCTTGAAGGACTTGTTACGGCAAATGAGAATTTCAAGATATTGGAAGATGGCAGCATCGAGGCGAAGAACGGCAAGTTCACGGGAGAAATAAACGCATCGAATGGAAATATTGGAGATTTGGTAATATCATCAGACAATCTACACTATGGTAATATTGATGATTGGACAACCGAAGAACAAAAGACATTGATTAGTGCAAGTCAAATAAGATTGCAAAACTACTTGTATGATGAGAACACTGAAAAATGGACTTTTCATCAGTTGTTTTTAGGAGTTAACGCTGACCCAAACGATGAAGATGCTGCAACATTTATGTACTTGAAAAAAAATATGCAACAAGGTAAAGACATCGCATCTTTGTTCCGTCCTGCTTTTAGGATAGAATCTAAAGTCGCATCTGAGCCACAAGTTTCTATATTATCGTCTGGTAGCATCGTGGTTAATGAGGGTGGCGTTCTTCAAGCAGGCAAAATCAAAGATGTATCAGCGGAACTTCCTTTAGTCTCGCTATATCGCATAGATTGGCTGGATGGACCTTTGCAACTTCTCAAAAACACAAGTGGCTCCACCAGGACAGTATATTTGGACTTACAAGACGAATTTCTGTATTGGATATTCGGAAGTAGTACATACGATTACGCCTTTGTACTCACGCTTGTAGGCCATAAATCTAACAATGCAGATATAGATATTGCATCCAGAAAAAGCGTACTTGTTGGGGCGTCAAAAATTACAATAAAAGCCAATTCCGTTGTAAAGTTACTAATTGTACGCAATGGTAATAGTGCGCCTTATGAGGATAATTTTTACTGTTTATATAACAATAATTTATAACAACGATATGAGCAAGATAGACTTTCAGCATTTCAAAATTTACGCATCCATCAGCCACAAGGCATCGCATACGGTGGACGCAAGAGAGAACTTTGCCGACATGATTTACAACAACGTGAATGGCATCAAGGCTCACGCACTCGCCCTGAAGATATACAATGGCGAGGGTAGTGTCGAATATACCGACGAGGAGGTAAGCCTTATGGGCACGGTGGCAGAACGTCTGTGTGTGCCCGGCTTTATCGACGGGCTTAGAGAACAGTTGAACAATAATCAAAACAACGGATGATATGACAGAAGAAGAGAAAAAGGAACTGGTCCAGGATGTGGTGAACCAGATAAAGACTGACAGCCAGAGTGTGGACGAGCTGGAAGCTGTGAGCACGCTGGACGGTGTGGTGAGCCTCCCGGCCATGAGAGGCGAGACGGTGGTGAGCGCTCCGCTGAAACTGCTGTCGAAACCTGCGGAGGACGCAGCTGCTGTCGCCAAGGCTTCTGCTGCTGTGGCTGACGCATCGGCAAAGAAAGCAGATACGGCAACAGCAACAGCGAAGGCTGCAGCCCAAACCGCCAACGATGCGGCAAGCAAGGCCACGGATGCCGCCCAGAAGACCAACGCAGCTGTGGCAAAGGCAGAGAGCGTGGAAGCGGAGTACAAGGAAACGGCACTGGCTGCGAGGAACGGCGCGACAGCGCGGTTTGACGGGCTGGTGGAAGGCGTGGAGATACGACTTGTATCATGCCCCCAGATAGACGGTGTGTACTATGACACGGTGAACAAATCCTTCTGTGGGAAGAATGGTAACATATACTGCAATAACTGGCCTGGCGCAGACATGTACATGAACGATGTGCGCACGGAAGTACTTAAGGACAAAGCGTATGTGTGCGGTGGCGTGGTGTATGTGTGGAGCGACGAGGAGGAGAACCTGGTAGAGATAAGCGGAAGCGGCGGTGGCAACACCTATAACGTGACGGAGCAGGTTCCGCTGGAGAGCGGATACTATACGCTTGAGACCGCCATAGCAGCCGTGGAAGGAAAGGCACGTGCGAAGGGACGCTGCATCACCTACGAGACGGCACAGGGCAAATGGGAAACCAAGCAGTTCAAGGGAACGAACATCGAGAGCTGGGAGCAGGCGGCGAGCTGGGAGGACTTTGGCGGCGACGGCACTGTGAAGAGCGTGACGCTGAACGGCAAGAAGCTGGAGCCGGGCGATGACGGCAACGTCGCCATCACCATCAGCGAGACGGAGGTGGACGAGAGCCTGAACGCCAGCTCGACGAACCCGGTGCAGAACGCTGCCGTGACGGCAAAGCTGATGGAGATAGAGGCGAGTACCGTTTTGGGGATGAATGCCGAAGTGAGTGACGACGGCAGCAGCGTGCGCCTGGCACTGACCAACAAGAGTGGTGCGGAGATAGCGTCTGCGGACATTCCGGCAGGAAGCGGCGGTGGAGGCGGTGACGCTTCGACCACGAAAATCGTGCTGGATGCAGCCGTCAGCAAGACCATCATCAAGGAAGGTGACAGCGCGATGCTGACATGGACGTATGACCACCAGTACAGCAGCGGTGACGAGAAAGGCACATCCACGGGCCAGAAGGCAACAGTCAGCATTGAGATGAAGAGGGGCGCGACCGTGATGTATGCAGACACGCAGCATGATGTTAGCAAGGGAACCTATACCCTGGATCTGACGAAATACCTGCTGCTCGGCACGACAGACATCTATGTGAGGGCTACCACAACCGACCCGACCACCGGCAAGACACAGACGAGGCAGAGCTATGTGAGCGTGAAGGCTGTGACCCTTGCGCTGAGCAGCAGCTTCAACATAGCCGAGTGTGTCGCCAAGGGCGGCTACGGCGTGAGCGAGGCGGTGAGCATCCCCTTTGCGGTGAGCGGAAGCGGCGACAAAACCGTGACGCTATATCTGGACGGACACCAGTGGGACTCGCAGACGGTGAAAAGAAGCGGCACGACGAACGGCAGTTTCTCCTTGTCGATGTCGGGAGTGAGCATCGGGCGGCACACGGTGCAGATCGTCGCCGAGATGGAGGCGAGCGCGGAGCTGACGCTGAAGAGTGAGAGCATCTACTTTGACATTCTGAAGGCCGGACAGAACGCCCCGTATATCGGCACGAAGCTGACCTTCGGTGACGGACGCATTTTTGCGGACGACCATCTGACCCCGACTATTGAAACCGGCCAGTATGAGCAGGTGAGATTTGACTTTGTGGCGTATGACCCGACAACGACCCCGGCGACGGTGGGTGTGTGGCGAGACGGCATTCGTACGCAGACGGTGAGCGTTCCGAGGACGACGCAGGTATATACAAACCGTTTCCTGGAGCAGGGCGACGTGGCGATGGTGCTGAAGTGCGGCACTACGGAATACAAGCTGAACGTGAAGGTGACGGAGAGCGGCATTGACCTGAGCGAGGCGACTGCCGGACTTGTGCTGAAACTGACGGCAGCCGGCAGAAGCAATGCCGAGAGCGAGCCTGCTGAATGGCGTTATAACGACGTTCAAACGGTGTTTGAAGGTTTTGACTGGCAGAGCAACGGCTGGACGGGAGATGCACTGAAGCTGACGAACGGCGCGAATGTAGAAATCGGGTACAAGCCTTTCGGCAACGACGCGACCACCACGGGCGCAACCTACGAGATGGAGCTGACATGCACGAACGTGACCGACCGCAGGGGTACGGTGGTGGACTGCATGACCGGCGGCGTGGGCTTCAGACTGACGACGCAGGAGGCTTTGATGCGGACGGGCGCAGGTTCGGAAGTAGGCACTAAGTTCGCAAGCGGTATGACACTGAAGATAGCCTTCGTGGTGCAGGAGAAGAAGGGTAACAGACTGATGACGCTGTATGTGAACGGCATCCTATGCGGCGCGAAGCAGTATGCCTCGACGGATTCGCTGCTCCAGGCAGAACCGACGAACATCAGGATCACGAGCGAGAGCGCGGACGTGGAGGTGCGTAACATGCGTGTTTACAGCCGTGCTTTGGGTGATGACGAGGAGCTTGCCAACTATATGGTTGACCGCCCGACAAGCGACGAGATGGTGGTGCTGTTCGAAAAGAACCAGGTGATGGACGACGAGGGCACGGACGTTGACATCGACAAGCTGAGGGCAATGGGCAAGAGCGTGATGAGGATCGTGGGCGACGTGAACCTGGTGAACCAGACGAACAACAAGAAGTTTGAGGTTCCGGTGGACATCTACTTCTACTCTGCCTACGGTAAGGAGTATGACTTCATCATCTACCAGTGCGGACTGAGGATACAAGGCACCTCATCGACGACCTACCCGAGAAAGAACTACCGCATCTACTTCAGCCGCTCGACGAAGTACGGCACTAAGCTGTATGTGAACGGTGTGGAGGTAGCGGACTTCAAATATTCGTTCAAGCCCGGTGCAAGACCGATAGACATATTCTGTCTGAAGGCGGACTTCTCGGACTCTTCATCTACGCACAATACGGGTGCGGTGAGAGTTGTGAACGACATCTGGAAGAGATGCGGCTGGCTGACTCCGCCACAAATGGCCTACAAGGGTAACTATGACGTGAGAATAGGCGTGGACGGTTTCCCGATAGATTTGTTCTACGACAATAACGGCACGGGTGAGAACGTGTATCTTGGCAAGTACAACTTCAACAACGAGAAGAGCGGCAGCGGCATCATCTACGGCTTTGAGGGTATCGAGGGCTTCAATGACGAGGCTACACTGAAGGGCGGGCGCAACAAGTGCATCTGCCTGGAGTTCCTGAACAACTCGGAGACATTGTGCCTGTTCGGAACGAGCAACATGGACACGTTTGACGACGCCCTGGAGTTCCGCTTCAAGGCCGACGACACATGGGCGACGGCGCATGAGGAGGACAAGGCAGCGGTGAAGCGCCTTTGGGAGTGGATATACTCATGCAAGGGCAACCCGACGAAATTCCTGAACGAATATGCGGAATACTTCGGTAATGACTCGCCGTTTGCATGGTATCTGATAACGGACTACTTCATGGCTGTGGACAACCGCGCGAAGAACATGATGCTCGTGACGTGGGACGGCAAGATATGGTACTTCATCCCATACGACATGGACACGGTGTTCGGTGAGCGCAACGACTCGGTTCTGAAATACGACTACACGATAACGTGGGAGACGATGGACGAGAGCATCGGCTCGTATGCGTTTGCAGGACACGACTCCGTGCTGTGGGAACTTGTGAGAGGCTGCCCGGACAAACTGAGGGAGGTGGCAGACAAGCTGCGAAGCACGATGTCGCTGGAGTATGTGCTGAAGGTGTTCAATGAGGAGATGATGGGCAACTGGTGTGAGCGCATCTACAACAAGGACGGCATCTACAAGTACATCAAACCGCTGACGGAGGGTGTGACGACGGCAGACGGCACTACGAGTTACTATGACTATCTCTATGCACTCCAGGGCAGCCGATATGCCCACCGCACCTATACCATCCAGAACCGCTTTGCATTGCTGGACAGCCAGTATGTGTGCGGAACATACAGAAAGGACAGTTTCGCAGCCTACTTCGGCTATAAGTTCGGGAGTGACAACAGGAAGATAAGAATCACGGCGAGCGAGCGGTATTTCTTCGGGTACGGCTACACGAGCGGTACTCCGCACGAAAGCGCAGTGCTTGCGGAGGACACGGGAAGTCAGGTGGAACTGACGCTTGACACGGACCTCATCGTGAATGACCCGCAATACATCTACGGTGCGAGCCGCATCATGGGGCTTGACCTGACGGACGTGAGCCATGCCATACTCCAGACTCTGAACTTGAACAACTGTTCCGCCCTGCGGACGCTTGACGTGAGCTGCGGCCAGACACAGACAACGCTGAACGCATTGCTGGTGAACGGCTGCCGAAACTTGCGTACTCTGAATATGACCGGCTTGAAGTCAGGCAGCTTCACAGGCATAGACTTGAGCAACAACACGAAGCTGGAGACACTGAAGGCAGGCAAGACGGCCCTGACTGGCGTGAACTTCGCACAGGGTGCTCCGCTGACGAGCGTAACGCTCCCTGCAACGTTGCAGACGCTGGAACTGCGCTACCTGGGCAAACTGACGACCGGCGGTCTGACGCTGGAGGGCACAAGCAACATCAACAGACTTGTGGTTGACAATTGCCCGGGTGTGGACTGGCAGACGCTGCACGCAAGGTGCGGAAACGTGAAGTACCTGCGTGTGACGGGCATCGACATGGAAGGCGACGGCAGTCTGCTGACCTCGCTGATGCAGACGGGCGGTGTGGACGAGGAAGGCGGCAACGTGGAGACGTGCCGACTGGTGGGAACGTACCGACTGACGAGATACAAGGACGATGAGGAGTATGAAGCACTGCAGCAGCATTTCCCGGAACTGAACATCGAGCAGCCAGAATACACAATGCTGGAGAGCGACGAGAGCGTGGCAGACGATGCAAACCTCTCGAACCTGGATAACGGCACGGGCTACAAGTATGGCAGCGACTACAAGCCAAGCGGCCATGTGGCTGCGATATTGAAGAACCGCCACAGAGTACTTGCGAAGGTGACAAAGAAAGCGACCACGAGGAACGTGAACATCGCGAATGTCGATACCGTGGTGAACAACCTGGACGGCGAGATGACTTACTTGGAGCTTGACGATGCGGACAGCACCAAGTATGCCGACGGAACCCCTGCCAAACTTGACGGCAGCGAGGGCGACCTGATGATGCACGAGCCTTTCTTCTGGAGCAAGGGCATCAATGACTTCTTGAACAGCAGGGACTACAGTTGCTACAGCTCGAAGGATAAGGATCACATGCCAGCGGTGCCAAATGTGGACGTATTGACGCTTGATGACATCAAGGCGGTGCAGGGTGGTTACACTAAAGGCAGGAAAGTGATGAGTGGCAGGGACACCATAGCAAATGCCATGAGTACGGACAGTTCTTATTCGGTGTGCGTGGTGGATGTCTCGAAGCACAAGCGTGTCCGTTGGCCGAGTGTACCAGGCACGAACCTTGTGGGCAGCGCATTTGCCGACATGAACGGCAATGTGGTGAAGAGTATCGTGGTGCCAACGCTGGGCAACAGATTTGAGGCCGGCATGTATCTCATCAGCGATGTGCCGGAGGGAGCCAGGACTTTGTACTTCTCTATATTGAACACAGCCGAGTTTGACAAGGTGGTGCTGTCCAACAGCAGCAAGATAGAGGATATGGAGCCAGAATGGTTTGCGAACGACGAGCATCTGTGCGCTGTTGTGGGCAGTTCTGTTGTGGGCAGCAAGCTGCGTGCCTGCATAACCGGCGGCAGTACCACTGCAAGTATGACATGGACGGACTTCCATTATTACAGCGTGCAGCGAGGTATGCAGCAGATTGACGCTCTGATGCATTTCCGCATTGCGAACCTTGCATACGCGAAGTATGGCAGGAGGAACATGCAGGAGCAGTGCGGCGCAGGTTTGCATACGAATATGCGCACGACCGGCGGTACGATGTCAAGAGGCATGCAGGACACCATAGGCTATGATGGTGCAAAGACGATCAACCCGAATGTGACAAACAGCCTGGTGGATGAGAACAGAATGCACCAATATGCCTGGTATATAGACAAGGATGAGTACGGTGCTGCAAAGGTGACGCAGGTGAACAACATCTGCTGCCTTGGGTATGAGGACATCTACGGACACAAGTATGACATGATGGACGGTGTTGACCTGCCGAACACGAGTGGCAACGAAGGCAAGTGGCGCATTTGGATGCCTGACGGCAGCACGATCATGATAAAGGGCACGACGAATAGTGGTAACTGGATAACGGCGGTGGCTCATGGCAAGCTGATGGCGGTAGTGCCAGTAGGCTCGATGAATGGCTCGTCGAGCACATATTATTCGGACATGTACTGGATAAGCACAGCCACGTGCCGTGTGGTCTATCGCGGGTACAACGATGCTTACGCGTATGGCGGTGTCTCGTTTGCGAATGCGAGTAACGATGCCTCGTATGCGAGTGCGAATGTCGGCTCGCGCCTGGCCTTCCGCGGTAAACTCGTGAGGGCGCAAAGCGTGGCTGCGTATAAGGCGTTGAGCGAGGCTGCGTAACGCGAAGCGCGCAAAGCGGGAGCGAAGCGACAAAACGAAAAGAACGGGGTTCGAATGGTGTTCGGACTCCGTTCTTGTAATTGTGTAAATACCGGCGTAAGCCGGTCGAAAATATTTTGGTGTGGGGGAGTACCCCAGCGGTACGTTTCGTTTTAAGAATATAGACGGCTCGTTCTGGAATGGCGAAACGTTTCGTTTTGCGGATTATAAGTTTAATCAAATACACAAATGGGAGAAAAAGTACAACAGCTACTTGAAATCAGTGAACGGCTATGCCTCTTCGCTGAAAGCATGTACCCATCTGTATGATGATGGCGTGAAGATTTTCATCACGCTCGCCAAGTTGAAGACAGCCATTAAGAACAATCCGCAAGGCATCGTGGCAAGTATGAGCATGAACAACCTGTATATCGAGACGGCAACGGAACTGGTATCGGTTTTCAATCTGTTGAATGATGCCGTGGCAAAAGGAGGAACGGAGAATATGTTGACAGGAGCAGACCGTTCGAAGACTTTGTGGGCATTGAATGATAAGTTGTCAGCATTTCAGAAGAAGCTCAACAAACTGTATCTGAGCATCCGCTACTACACCATGAGTGATGTGTGGAACAATGTCACGGCAGGGATGATAGACAGAAGTAATGGTGAGATTGCCACCCAAGCATTGGGGCGGTGGCGGAGAGCTGCCCAAGTCAGTACACCATAATTATATAAAAGCATTCGAGTATGAGAACATGGATATTTTGCTTTGGCATCATGTTGCTTTCTGTCTGCAAGATGCAAGCCCAGAACGACCATGTGTTGGCAGGAATGATATACGCCTATACAGACAAGGCTGAAAAGGAGTTGAAGAACCAGGAGAAGGTGATGCTGATGCAGACCACCGGGCATATCTGGTTGAAAGAGGAAGTGGAAGGAACCACCAATCTGCAACGAGAGTTCAACAATTACTTGGACTCGTTCCGCTCCATCGTGGTGTATGCTGCACAGGTATATGGCTTCTATCACGAGATAGACCGACTGGTGGATAACTTGGGAGGATTCACCAAACAACTGGATAAACATCCGAGCAATGCCCTTGCTGTGGCACTGTCAGCCAAGCGCAACAAGATCTATCGGGAGTTGATTATGGGCAGCGTGGAGATAGTAAATGACATCAGGCTTGTATGCTTATCGGGCAACAAGATGACCGAGAAGGAACGAGTGGAAATCGTTTTCGGCATCCGCCCCAAGCTGAAGGTAATGAACAAAAAGCTGCAACGGCTGACCAAGGCGGTGAAGTACACCTCGATGGCGGACATCTGGGCAGAGATAGAGGAAGGTAGCCACGACAAGGCTGACAAGAAAACCATCGCGAAGGACTGCATGAACAGATGGAAGCGGAACGGAAAGATCAAATAACAATAAAAAGATACGACTATGAGTATATGGGCAAAAATAGCAAAGTATGGCGGCAGTGCCTTGAAAGGTGCGGGTAGTGTCGCCAAGCAAGGACTGAAATCTGCAAGCAATACGGCTGTGCATCCCACCCAAGCACTAAAAGGCGCAGGAAGTGCGATGAAAACAGCCGCTGTGGGCAGCGCAGCAGGATATGTGGCATGGCAGAACCTTGTCAACGACAAGAGCATGGTGGAGATAGCCAGTGATGTGGTGGTAGGAAAAGACACCACGGAGAAAATATCCGAAGCTGTGGAAGACGTGAAAGGACTGAAGAACAAGGCTGGAGAAGCTGTGGATGCTGTGAATGGTGCCATGGGCGACATCAACAGCAAGTGGAGCGGAATGAGCAACTTCTTCCGTGGCATCTTCGGAGGCAACGGACTGGAGATGTTCGGCAACTTCTTCAAGAACTTAGGGAAAGGAAACGTGTCAGGACTGAGCCTTGCAGGATTGGTGACGGCAGCATTCCTCACTTTCGGACGTTTCGGATGGCTTGGCAAGATAGCAGGAGCCATGCTCGGCATGATGCTCATCGGCAACAACTCCAACATCAAGAACATTGTCAGTGGTGATGGCGGTCAAGGAAGAAATGTGAACGAAGCAGAAACGACCGTACGCAGTGGCGGCATGAAACGATAAACATAAAAACGACAACAACATGAGATATACAGAAGAAATGATGCTGCAATCAAAAAGTGGCTTTTGCATGCCCTTTGAGGAGCGAGGCAAGGATGTGGAACTGACACTTGGCTATGGCAAACAGAAGCATCCTGTAACAGGAACCGTGTTCTTCCATCACGGACTGGACTTTGAGGCAAATCACTATCTGCTGTCTGCCTTGGCAAGCGGAACGGTATCGGGCATTGGCAATGATGCGACACACGGCATCTACCAAGTGATACGCTACGGCAAATATGAAGTGACCTATTCCCATCTTGCCAACGTGTTCGTGAACTTCGGACAAACCGTGAAGGCAGGAAACATCGTGGCATTGAGCGGTGACAGACTGCATTTCGAGGTAAAGTTTGACGGCAAGGAAATCAATCCGATTGATTTTCTGACCATGCTATATGGTAATGTGAAGGCAATGGAACAGACTGGTAAGACTGGTTTTCCTGAGTTTGAGACCTACGACATGAATATAGCCACACAGTATGACAAAGATCAGAAAGAGATAGAAGAACTGATGCTACGCTTCATGCCATCGTATATGGAAGACCTGTATAAAGGTATGTATGTGACACCGCAACATGCAGAGCAGTCGCTGAGAAACATTTTTTCGCTATCAGCAGCAAAACACTATTTCTATGAAGCTATGCCATCCATCAGCAATCCGTTAGGCATCGGGCAGAGAGCTATGCCCTTGGCTTGCAAAGTGCAGAACCTGCTGATTGCGGATTTCTTGAACTATCTGGCATTGCGGCATGGCATCTATCTGTCCACATTGAGCGAAGTTCTAAAAAAAAACTCCATAACGAAACCATAAGGACGAGTGGCATCATCGACCCGCTTGCTGAACTGGACATCGATGTGCAGAGCTTTGATATTCCAAGGTTGGTGAGCGTCTATCCCGACCGTGCAGGAGTGAGATGGTGGACAAAGGCGTGGTTCAATAACCGAGAGGAAGGAGAATGCTCCGTGGAGATAGAACTGCAGCAAGCCATCCTCTTCATCCATGACAGAATAGAGAAGGACTCTTGGCTGGAGGAATACTTTCCAAAACAGATGGAAGTGTATCACCAAGCCATCGAGCAGACAAGAGAACAGATATTAGGTCAACTAAACGTAACGCTATAATGAGTACAATCAAGAACCCTACACGCTTTGCCGAACTGGAGTATTGCCTTCAAGGATATTTTGACGGCAAGCTGGCACCTGTTATGAAACAGGTTCGAGATGACTTGACTCACAAGCAACTGGAGGAAAGAGGCAGATACCAGAGCAGTTTGGCAGGAGTGCTTGCTTCTGCCAATCCGTATGCCGACAACACCGAGTTTGTTCTAAAGCAAACAGGCAAATGGAACAGCAAAACCACGGAGGACTATCTAGCGATGTGCAACCAGAAGATATGGAAGGACAAAAACATCGTGAAGGATTTGGCTCTTCTTGCTAGCGAGTGGCGCAATGCCGTGGTGAAGGAAATTGGACGAAGCAAATATGACGCTTTGTCGAAAGCCTGTGGCGAGGATTTGGCATACGCATACGTTGCGCAAAGGATGGAAGACCTGATGATTGGGAAGCTCGTCAAGGACAATACACCCAAGTCAACGATGGACTACATCGTGCGAAAGGCAGCACAAAACAGCATCTGGGGACTGCAAGAAGAACTGATGAAGTCACCATTGACGGTAGAGATAGAGGCTCGTGGCGAGAAAGCCTATAAGCCAAGCAAGACGGAGAAGTTTGCTGGAAGGGCTACCGCCTCGGTAGTGGATGCCGTGACCATGGGCGGTATCGGCAGTTGGAAGTCATTGGCAACCTTGGTGGGGAGCGACATGGCATTGGGCTATATCCTCGATTCCAAGAAGGGAAACGCAGAACAGCGGAAAGAGCAAGCCATGGAATTGAGCATCAGCAAGGGCGTATTCGGACAGAACGGCAATGCCTTCACTGGTTTTCGCTCACAAGCCAAGAAAGTGAATGCCACCGACAATGGCTATGTCAAGACGCTCAACAGCAAACTCCATAATAAGATACATATTCCACAAAAAGCATTTACGCCTATGGCATGGACAGACAACAGTTTTAAGTTTCCTTTCCAAAAAGAGCAAGAGAAACGGAACGATCCGAAATACAAGAATGTACCGCTGATAGTGGCACCCGGCAAGGAAGATGCCTATCTGGAAGAGAAAGCCAAGCACGACGCAGCCAAGGTTGCAGAAGCTGAGCGTATCATCAAAGAAAGAAATGAGACAGAGGCCCTACAAGAAGATGCAGAACAGCAACAATCGGAAGATACGCAGCAGGAACAGCCAGAGTGTGACAACAGCAACGGATGGGAAGAACTGTTGAAGAACTTCGGACTGAATGGTTTCAGCGACATCGGCAATAACCTCGGCTATGTGATAGCCATGTTGCCCGACATCCTTGTTGGACTGTTCACTGGCAAGACGCAATCATTAGGCTTGAAGGACAACATGATGCCAATAGCCGCCATTCTTGCAGGAATGTTTGTGAAAAATCCATTGCTGAAGATGACGCTCATCGGTATGGGCGGTGCCAATCTGCTGAACAAGGCTGGACATGAAGCATTGGCAAACAAACGGGAAGGCAATGATGGAAATGCTGTATCATACGGTAATACAACAGCACAAGCAGTGCAATATAAGTCCTATCCAGACGAACCGTTGAATCCCCGAATAGCCAACCCTGTGCTACAAGGCAACTGTTTAGTGGCAACCATCGACCGAGTGCCATACACCATCCAACTGCCAGAGCATGTGGTTGGAGCATATCAAGCAGGAGCCTTACCACTCAACACCATTGCCAATGCCGTGCTTGCCAAGAGTGACCAGATGAGACAGATGGCAGAACGCAACTATGGCGAGCAAGAAGTGAGAAATGTGAGAAACGAGGCGATGGAAAACGCAGAGCAGCGAGAAGTTATTCAACGTTCAAGATAATAAAAGAAAACGTAAAACAATCAAACAATGAAAGAGAAAAGTCCACAAGAGAAGAATGCGGCAGAGCGTCAAGTGTCACTGATTACCGAAGCCCTGTCGAAAGCAGCCGACAACAAGGGTGTCTGGCTGAACGAGCAAGGAAAGCAATATCCACGGTTTTACCCAAAGGGAACGGCAGTGAGTCCGTTCAATGCCCTCGTGATGGGATTGAACTCCGACAAGAACGGATTTTCTACAAATCTTTACACGTTATTTAGTGAAGCCAAGAAGCGAGACGAGTCTGTGATGGCGCATGAGAGAGGTGTGCCGTTCAACTGGTATGCGTGGAACAAGTATGTGAACCGACATAATCCGGAAGACATCATCAGCAGAAAGGACTACCAGGAATTGTCGGCAACCGACCAGACACAGTACAAGGGCATACATAATCGGGAAATACGAGTGCTGTTTAACATCGACCAGACCATGCTGCCACTGAAAGACAAGGAGAAACATGAAGATGTGGTGAAGGCGAATGTCGGTGCGAATGAAGACAAGGCATTGCGTAGCCAAGTAAATGACTTCATCCAGAAGATGAAGGACAACCTGATGGCGGTGCGCAAAGACGGAAGCGGAGTGGCACATTATGACACGGAGAAGGACGCCGTGTATATGCCAAAGCAAGAAAATTTTGAGCAATATAGCGATTATGTGCAGGAGATGCTACGTCAAGTGGTGAGTGCTACAGGACATCAACAGCGACTGGCAAGGGAGGGCATGGTAATGAAAAACGGCATTGCGCCATCGGAGGATGCCGTGAAGCAAGAGAAACTGGTGGTGGAACTCGCTTCGGGCATCAAGATGATGGAAATGGGTATGCCAGCCAAGATTTCCAAGGAGAACATGGGACTGGTGGACTACTGGAACCGCGAATTGAAGGAAAATCCATGTCTGATAGATGCCATAGAGAGTGATGTGAACAATGCCTTGGACGTTATCCGCAAGGCAGAGCGTGGCGAGAAAATAGAATATTCATCCTTGAAGAACGAGCAGCAGACCACCGAGATGCAAGCGCAGATGCCCAAGCATTACTTTGTAGCTGATGAGATAGCCAAGCATCCTGACAGCGAACAGAAATTTGTGGTGATAGTAAGGGACAAAGAAAACAAGAGTGCCGATGTGGTATTGCCGGCAGGAGCATCATTGGAAGTAAACAACGAGGTGTCGGGCATGAGCAAGCAGCGCATTGAACATGCCTTGCAGAAGGAAGGTTTTCTGTCTGTCAAGTTCTACAATCCCGATGGTGCATTAGGCTACCATCCTGATGACAGTTATTTCGCAGGAAAGGACATCACCGTTGCAAGACTGAAGAACTGGCAATTGGAAGACATATCCAAGATAGACGTAAGCGATGCCGTGAGACAGAGCAAGCAGGTGGGCTTCGACCGCATACAGATGGTGCAAGATGACAACAAGCGTTGGGCGATGTATATCAAGCCAGAAGGACAAAAGGCTTTTTCCATCTATCCTGACAAGGCGGACTTAAACCGCTTCTTCACCACGCTGAAACAGGCGCAGGACACGATGGGCAGTTTGAGAGTGGAACTGGCACAGAAATACTATGCGATGGCAGAGACAAAGCCAGACCTGAAGGTGGACTTGTTTGGCAGCGGCCAGCACAACGAGGTAGACATGAACCGCATACAGAAAGTGAACGTGTTCAAGGCAAAGAACGATGTCATTCTGTGTGCAGTCACCATTGATGGCGCAGACAAGTTGCAGCCTCGTGTGGTATCGCCAAGCCAATGGCAACGAATGTGGATTGCCGAAAACAAGAACGAGTACAAAAAGCATCTTGCTGCTACCCTGTTTGCTGACATCCTGCAGAAAGGACAGACGCAGGAGCAGACTGCATCAGAAAAGCAAGTTGAGGAAACCGAGGTGAAGCAAGAAACGCAAGTCTCCACCGATAAGAATGAGGAAGAACATCGAGAGTATCACGAGGAAGAGAATAAGCAAGCATCTTCTGAGGAAAAGACAGATATTAGGGAAGAGAAGGATGCGACTGTTCAAAGAGATAATAACGCTACTGTGGAAAAGAAGGAAGAAACAAAGGGTAAGCAGAAGGAAGAGACCAAGGACTCTCCCATCATGAAGCAATGGAAGGAGTTGAAAGCCAAGCATCCAGATGCTTTGCTGCTGTTTCGTGTAGGTGATTTTTATGAGATGTATGAACAGGATGCCAAGCGAGGAGCGGAAGTGTTGGGGATTACATTGACAAAGAGAAACACCCAAGCAGGTCCCTACATGGCTGGCTTTCCACATCATGCCTTGGACACCTATCTGCCCAAGCTTATCCGAGCTGGAGAACGAGTGGCTATCTGTGATCAGTTGGAGGCACCCAAGCAGAAGCAAGAGGAGCAAAATACTGAGGAACAGCAGCGTTCTGGCGGTATAAAACGATAATAATGAGGATATAAAGACATGAGTAAGAATCAGCAATATGCAGAAAGATATGCTGCCGAGGCGATGGAACAAATGAAGCGATATGGCATCCCTGCTTCCGTCACCTTGGCGCAAGGCATCTTAGAAAGCCGTAATGGACAGAGTGAACTGTCGCAGTTGGGCAACAACCATTTTGGCGTGAAGGCTTCGAAAAGTTGGCTGAAGAACGGTGGCGATTATCTTGTCTATACCGATGACAAGCCGAATGAGAAGTTCTGCAAGTATGCCACGGTGGGTGACTCATACGAACACCATTCCAAGATATTGAAGAACAACAGCCGCTACAGCCAATGCTTCAAACTCTCTCCCGACGACTACAAGGGATGGACAAAAGGTATTGAGCGAGGCGGTTATGCCACCAATGGAGGATATGCTGCCAGTTTGCAAAAGATTATCGAGATTAATGGATTACAGAAGTATGACCAACAGGTGATGCAAGAAATGAGGGCTGAGGGCAAGAAGTTCGGCGTAGAACAGAATGCAAGGACTTCAGCAACGGTATCGTCTTCGGTATCGACATCCAATAATGACGAAAAGAAGCAAACAGCATCTCAAACAACCAACGACAAATACTCATTCCCTGTGAAAAGGGACGAGTTCTTGTTTGTCACTTCTCCATTCGGTATGCGTCAAGACCCTATGGACAAAAGCAAACAGCAGATGCACAAGGGCATTGACATCAGAGCCAAGCATGATGATGTGTTGGCAACCGAGAATGGTGGCAAGGTGGTAGCTGTGAACCACAATGCCAATACTGGCGGTGGCAAGTCTGTGACAGTGGAATACGCAAGATCGGATGGAAGCAAGGTGCAAACCACCTATATGCACTTGGACAGTATCGTCGTGAAGGTGGGTGACGAGGTAAAAGCTGGGCAAAAGTTAGGTGTGTCGGGAAATACCGGCACACGCACTACTGGCGAACACTTGCATTTCGGAGTGAAAAACATATCGGCAGACGGCAAGACAAGGGACGTGGATCCTGCATCATACTTGGCGGAGATAGCGCAGAAAGGTAATCTGAAGCAACAGGCATTGTATAACGGCAATGACCTGTTGGCAAAATACAAGGAAAACAGTTCTGCTGTGGACACGAGTCTGTCACCTGACGATTGGATGAAGAAACTGCTTTCATCTGAGGACGCAAGCACAGGATTGTCAAGTGCAGACCCGATAATGGGATTGGTGACTACCATGTATAGCAGTCTGCTTGCCCTCGCTGTGCAAATAGACAGTAAAAGCGAGGAAGAGCAAAGAACGCAAATCTCAGAAGCTGTAAGCAAAAGGCAGGTGGACTTGAAACCGTTGATGCCGACTATGAAGGAATGTGTGCTGAGTGTTGGCGATAATGGAAAGGCTGTGTTGCAAGCGGACAATGGCACTACCAAAGTGACGAGAGAGCTGACCAATGCGGAGTTCTGTAGATTGTCGCAAGTGTTGGGTGATACCAACCTGAGCAATGATGCCAAGAAAATGCGCATCGCTGGAATGGTGAATACTATCGTGCTGACGCAACAGGCATCGCAAAACTATGAGCAAGTCCTGGAACAGCAAGAAGGTCAAAGTCAGACAATGCAAAGAAAGTAAGATACTTGGAGGTTCCACATCTTGGTCGATTGAAAACGAATAAAAAAGTATTTGAGCTATGATTAAATGTAACGTAAGTGTGTGCGGAACCGTTAGCAAGGCTGCTGTGGTTCGCAATGGAAAGGACGGAATGCCTTTTACGACATATTCCGTGGATGTGGTGGTGCCAGCCAAGAAAGGTATCAACAAGACGGTGATGGTAAGCTGCATCATGGATGGAGATTGTGCCGAAGCTATCGTTGTGGGAAATCGCATCGATGTGAAAGGTGTGCTTACCTTCAAGAAGAAAGACGACAACCTGTTTTTTAACTTGAAAGGAGTCGAAGTGAGCCAGCCTGCTACAGAAAGCAAGGATGGCATCGTGGGAGATATGGAGTTCAAGGGCAAAGTCGGTAAGGACATTGACATGAAGAATGACAAAAAAGGAAAGACTTTCCTGATGTTTTCGGCTTTCAGTGCAGAGAAGATTGGTGAAGATTTCGCCTTTACCTGGGTGCGCTTTGTCCGTTTCTCGGAAGAAAGAGAGGAATGGTTGCAGCCAAAAGCCACCATCGAGGCAAAGGGCGAGCTGGAAATCTCGGTGTATAACGACAGGCTCAACCTGGGCTGCAAGGTGGCGGAGTTGAACCAGTGGGAGAAGAAACCGTATCATCCTAACAATTAGCAAGTATGGCATATTACAATAAGAGTCCACAGAATAATGGCGATGGAAAAAATGCTGAGGACAGAGCCTTGGACACCTTCGCAAACATGATGATAGAGAAGATCGAGTCGTTGGGAAGCAAGGACGGATGGCAAAAGCCTTGGTTTACGGAAGGTACATTGAGCTGGCCGAAGAACCTGTCTGGCAGGGAGTATAACGGCATGAATGCCTTGTTGCTCACCATGCTCTGCGAGAAGAAAGGCTACGAGTTGCCAGTGTTCTGCACCTTTAACCGTGCAGTGGGTTTGAACTATCAGACCGACAAGCAAGGTAACAAGAAGCAGATGACGGATGCTAATGGTGAGCCGTTGACCAAGGTCTGCATCAACAAGGGAGAGAAGAGTTTTCCGGTGATGCTGACAAGTTTCACCATTGTACACAAGGAGACAAAAGAAAAGATACCCTATGACGACTACAAGCGAATGAGTGCTGAGGAGCAGAAGGAGTATAATGTCTATCCGAAGTTGAATGTGTACCAAGTCTTCAATGTGGCACAGACCAATTTGAAGGAGGCAAGACCCGAACTGTATGCCAAGTTAGAAGCCGAGAACAAGCCAGAGAAAGCATTGGTGCAGGAAGGTGACATGTACTCGTTTCCTGCAGTAGATAAGATGTTCAAGGAACAGAAGTGGATTTGCCCCATCAACATCGAACACCAGGACAATGCGTTCTACTCCATTTCTCGCAACCAGATAACCATTCCTGAGAAGGCACAGTTTAAAGACGGTGAGTCGTGGTATGGAACAGCGTTTCATGAGATGGTTCACTCGACAGGAGCGGAAAATCAGTTGAACCGTTTGCATCCTCAATCGGGCTTTGGCTCAGATGAATATGCAAGGGAGGAACTTGTTGCAGAGTTGGGCAGTGCGTTGGTGTGCCAGAAGTATGGCATGACCAAGAATCTGAAGGAAGACAGTGCCGCCTATCTGAAATCGTGGCTCGGCAGTCTGAATGAGACGCCAAGTTTCATCAAGACCACCTTGATGGATGTGAAAAAGGCAACGTCCATTCTCACGCAGAGAATAGACGAAGTGTCTTTGGAAATGAAGGAGCAACAGAGTGAGGATGTTGCAGCTTCAGTATCGGAAGAAAACAAGGATGCGAAGGACATGAAGCAATCTGCATCATCAAATGATAATGAGCAGACTGAGGTAGAAGAGGAAAAAGTCGCACGGTCTGCGTTCCGTCGGTAACGAGTCAATCTGTGGCAAACATGCAAAAATCCAAGATGCGCACATATATAATAATGTGTAGGCATCTTGGATTTTTCGTTTGGGGAGTTTTATTCTTCCTCCTCATCATCTTCTTCGGGTGATAGCCATTTCTGCCAATCTTTCTCATCGATGGTGAGGTCGTCCATTTCCCAATCATATGCGAGTTCGGGCATTGGGTCACGAGAGTAAGGGAAATGGATGGTATAGCCGATTTGTCCATAGGAGACATGGAGCGGAGTGACGCAAAGGTCTCTGCCGAAATAGCTTCGGGTGGTAAGGTATTTGCGCCAGTCGAAACGCTCATTGAGAATGTTTCGACATAGACGGTAAAGATATTGTTCTATTGTCATACGGTTTGAAGTTCCAACTGTGAATAATATTGTCTGAATGCCTCATAAAGGTCAGCCATCATGACTTCGGCTTCCTCCATGTCTTTGACTATATCGGCAATGTGGTAAGGTGCGCCATTTTTGCCGTGACCGTCTGAGCCAATCCAAATGTACGCTTCCTCGTCAACATCAAAGTTCTCGTAATACTCATGGATATTGTCGATGAAGGCTTCCATATCACCGCCTTCAAGTTCCACGCTGAAATTGAAATCTTGACCATAGGAAGTATATTTGGCGAAGTTTACATCTGTCTTGCCGTTTTGTGGCTCGGAGAAATCAACGCTCCATCCTAATATCTCGGCTATCTCCGTTATCTTTTGCTGTATCATATCGTTTGATTTTTAGCAGCCATAGGCAAGAAGCCTACGGCTGATGAATGGTTTAAACTTCTTCCCTGTCATACATGTCAGACAGAAACGACTGCAATCTCTCGTCGGGAATGTTTCCGATTGGGCAAGGCTTGAAGCTCTTGTCCTGCAATATCGGTATCTTAGGAAGGTTATGTCCGACATCCACGCTGATACTTTCCATTTCCTTGATGGAAGCATAGCCATATTCTGTATCGGCAAGACCGACAACGATAGAGAACAGCGTGAAGTCATTGCCTTCCGGCTGACCTTCCAATACATACCACCGGACTTTGCCGATGAAGAAGACGCATTGGCAAATGGCATCCTTCTTCTTGCCGTCCTGTGAATAAAGCGGATATTGCTTGAACTGCTCCGCCAACTGTGGTGTAATCAATCTGCTTGTCATAACTGCATTATTTATTGGGTGAATACTCTGATGAAGATGGATAGTAGAGCTGCTGCTCACGCAAGGCTTCAATGGCTGCATGTGCCAAAGTGCAAGCCCATTCATTGCGAAGGTCATAATAGCCCTTCTGATAGTTTATTGCCAACTGCTCCATGAAAGCCATCATCACCTTGAACTTCTCGTTTACAAGAAAGCGGTGGTCATTGGCAAACTCTGCACCCACCTTGGATGCGGAACACATCTTGCCGTTCACGAAGCGTGAAAACTCATTGGCAAACTCCTTGTCTCTTTCGTTAATCATATCGTTCATATCTGTTCGGATTAAATTGTGAAACTTCTTTTTCTTCCCTATTTTCGAAGCCTTTACGACTTCATCGAGGGAATTGATTTTACGTGCAATCAAGAGTTCGGACATGGAGGCAGACAAGACAAGGAATTGGGAGATTATTTCATTGGAATACCCCAATCTTTGATTGGTGGAAGGCTGCTGATGAAATAACCTGCTAATAGCAAGGCGGTACTTGACAGTCTGGTGGGCTGAACTAAATTTGCTAAGGAAAAACAAGGGAGGATGAAGGGTATGGGAATATTCTAGTGACGAAAAGTGGTATGATTACCACTTTTTGATAATAGAGAGATCTGTTAGAACCGGCATATACAGTTCGAGCATTCCCGTTTTTTGTCATTTGTGTCACTTTTCGGGAATTGTATTTCTGAAAATATCCCTGTTCAATCTTCGCACTATGTTAAATAGTATTGAACAAGATGAAATATTGAACAAAAAGTTCGTTCGTTTAAGTTTTGTTCATTATCTTTGCAATGTTCAATCAAATTGAACACAACTGATATATTGAACAAATAACATAAAATGATGGCAAACAATATCATAATAAACCAAGCATTGGATGCTCTTAGAGCAAGCCTTCCTGTGGGGGATGTTGTGTCAACAACAGCCGTCAAAGTAAATTGTACCAATGAAAATGATGTCACTGTTAAAATAATGAATGTAGATTTTGTGTGTCATGTAAGGGAAAACATAACCAAGGCCACATTAAATCCGACATTAGCGACTATGCAAACGATGAACAATGACAAGCAGCAAATCTTGCTTGTTACGCAATACGTCACGCCGCAGGTATCAACAGAATTGGCAAACAGAGGTATCAACTATCTGGACTGTGCAGGAAACTGCCTTGTCAGATATACAAAGGCAGGAAACTTGATTTTCCAAATATTTAATCAAGGAAGGAAAAATACAGAGTCCAAGGTGAAAACCTATCCCGTGTTTCAAGATGCAGGATTGAAGGTCGTGTTTTATCTGTTGCAAGATGCAGACAATATAAAGAAGCCTTATCGAGAGATAAAAGAGCAAATTGGTGTATCTTTGGGAAGCGTGAAAAACGTTTTGGATGAACTTACAAGACGTGGTTTTGTTTGTGACACTAAAAACGGGCGCATAATAAAAGACAAAAAACAACTGCTTGACTTATGGGTTAGCAATTACAATGAAGTATTGAAACCCAAATTGCTGGTAGGCGCAATGGCATTTCGAACAGAAGCGAATAGAAATGAGTGGAAAAACATAGCATTGCCAAAGGGCATGTCATGGGGAGGAGAACCTGCCGCAAACTTGACGGATGGCTACTTACAACCAGGAATTTTCGACATATACACGGAAATACCTGCAGCACATCTTATACGAACAGGTGTCGTCAAGCAAGATGCAAATGGGGAAATTCATCTGTACAACAAATTTTGGAATTGGGAAACAGACAACAGAACTGTTCCTGCTATATTAATCTATGCAGACTTGATGGGTAGTGGCAATAGTCGCTGCTTTGAGGCTGCGCAACGCATATTAAAGAATGAGCTTAAAGATTTCGAGTGAAAAGATAAACAATCCATTTCTTGTGGATTTGTTGGAGAAACTTACAGATAGCTTCCGTAGAATGGATCACGACTTCTTTATCATAGGAGCCACCGCTAGAGATATAGTCATGCAGCAGATGCTGAACACGTCATCACGTAGAAAGACAAGAGACTTGGATCTAGCTATAGCTGTTCCAAACTGGCAGGAATTTGACAAAATCAAAAATAGTTTGATTGCGGATGGTTTCGAGAAGGACAAGTCAAAACACCAACGCTTCTATTATGGTGACTATGAGATAGATGTTGTTCCATACGGATATGTCGCCAAGGAAGATGACAACATCTATTGGCCACCCGAAGAAACAATTGCCATGTCCGTAAAAGGGTTTGACGAAGTGCTTTCTGATGCTATAACGGTTAGTATTGATGACAGATTCACTGTAAAGATAGCTTCTTTGCATGGATTATTCTTGCTGAAGTTCAATGCTTGGATGGACAGACATCTAACCACAAACAAGGATGCAGAGGATATGTCGTTCATATTGGACAACTACCTTATGGCAAACTTGGATCGAGAAGCGTATATGGAAGTGTATGATTGGGAAGATTTTGACGAATATGTGACTGGTGGCTATTGGCTGGCAAACGATTTGGCAAAGTTATTGAACCGAGACCAACTTGTATATTATGCAGACAAAATTGACGAGGAATTGCAGTTGGAGGAGAGAAGCTATTTGATAAGCCAAACTCTCAATTCACAATCGGGTTTGAATTATGACCAAGTAAGGAGAACATGGCAAGTCATTTCAGAAGTGTTTCGCTCTGCTACAGAAGAAAGGGATTTATAATGATAGATATTAATTATTGTAGTCAAAAAGGCTTATGTGATACAAACCAGGATTTTATTTTGTGCAAACAATTACAAGATGGGAGTTGCATCGCTATCCTTGCCGATGGTATGGGGGGCTTACAATATGGTGAGATCGCAGCTGCCACTGTTGCACAAAGTATTTATAAAATATTGGCAGAACATAATTCTGTGGATATAAGAGAGCTGTTAGCAAAGGCTTTTGAACAAGCAGACATTGCAGTTGCAGATAAATGCAAGGCTCTTTGTTGCAAAATGGGAGCAGCAGTTACCGTCTTATACATAAAAGATGATACTGCCAATTACGCATGGCAAGGAAATGTCCGTTTATATTACAAAAAAGAAAAAGGTATACATCAACTTACTGAAGACCACCTGAAGGAAGGTGATAATTGTACCTTTCTGACTCGTTGTGTGAATGGAAGAGGTTTCCGCAACCCTATATCCATTCAAGAAACAAAAATATCAGACATGGACTTGTTGTTTTTATGTACAGATGGATTTTATCAATCCAAGGATTGCATAGATTCTGTTATAGTAGAAAACAAATTGCCAAGTCGTATAGAATACTTGGAAGATGATGCATCCTGCATTCTCATACAGTTGCATAACCCTTGATAAGATAAGAGATATGGCAAAGAAGAAGCATAAAGGACATTACTGTAAGATTTGTGGTGAATACAAGCCGAACGAGTCATTTTCGAGGAAAGGTCATGTCCAACACATCTGTAAGGAGTGCATGGGTGAGATGAAGAAAAGCAACAAGAAGATTTTGGACTTGCCTTTCGGGGACAATGAGTTTGAGATCGTTGATGCCGATGAATATATCGATACTATTTTATATGGCAACAACGAAGAACGAGAAAACAAGACTTTCAAGAAACTCAGCCGTGAACAGAAAATGGTGTTGAAAGCGATAGTGCAAGATGAAGTTACGTTCTATTGGCAAGCCCATCGACAGATACCAGTAAATGACAAGTTAAAACAACTCAGAAGTTCTGTCAATACTGTAGTATATGAACAGTTGGACTTTGCCATAAAGGATGACACGATGTTCAAAGCTTATATACAAGAGCAAGTCATCACTGTCATAAACAAGATATTGCGACAGGAGAAAGAACAAAACAACCAATAGCAGAAAGAGTCCATTCATCACGAACGGACTCTTTCTTTTGATAATCATTGTTTTGCAGATTACCGCTTATCGTATGAATGATAGCAAAACACATTTACTGTGCAAATAGTCCGATAGCCGTATGACGGTTGACTGCAATTGGTGAATACTTATCAATACCGCCCTTACTTTTTGATATTATCATGGACTTGTCAATGCCTCTTGCCACAAGCTGTTGCGTGATATAATCCGCTCTTGACTTGCTGAGAGGATTGTTGATGCCATCGTTTCCTGTGGCACTGTCGGCAGCACCAACAACGGAAATTTTGAGATGATAAGCCTTTGCTATACGAGCAAGCTCATCCAAGTTTGCCATCTGTGAAACGTCAACCAACTGCGCGGTTCCAATCTTGAAAAAGAAGAACACTGGCGAACCGATGCACTTGGTTCCACCTGTCATTTCTGCAACGTATTTGTTCCAAGAAACAGAATCGGAAACAGAGAAACTATACTCCAGAGAGCGGCTTGTTTTTGGTTTTCCCATGCCATTCCAATCCTTGTGAGCCAATCTTGCACGGAGTGAGTTCAAACCGCTGTAGTCATTTTTCGGGTAGATGCGATACTCCGTACTATCCGCATAATATGTCAGGCGGTCGGCATAGGCTTTCAGCAACCCTTCAATCTCCAAGATCTTTCTCATTTCAACGATGACATTGACATCCTCCGCATGAGCTTTGCTTAACTTTTGGTTGTGAGCCAACAAATCATTGGTGTAATCTGCCAGCCATTTGTTCTGGTTGATATAAGGAGCGGCATCTACAACCTTCTTCCAACCGACCTTTCCGATGTTGAAAGTCAGTCCGGCAGACAAGGTGAACAAATTGTCACCAAACTTATTGGATGCGCCCACGCCGTCATAGTCACGGAATGTGGTTGCACCACCCAATTCCATGTTGACTGCCAAACGCTTTGTTAAACGATATTGTCCAAGCACACCATAGTTGATGACAAACGGACTCTTGCCGTTATCCTCGTTATGGATAATACCGCAACCAGCATACGGAATGAATCCCCATCTTTGTGTGGTGGCATGGTCTTTGACAAAACTATTGGTCACATTCCAAAGAAAATCCGCATGAACCATCTTGTAATCACGGACATTCTTGCTGGCATCCTTGAACTGAAAACCTTGGAAACAAAACCGTCCACCAATCTCTGGCGTGAACCATTTTCCTGCCTCTATTGCCATGGAAGGTTTCATCCTGTCGAACAAGTTTCCTTTACCATGCGGTTTTCCTACAAAAGCGGAAGTGCCACCCGATACACCAACGAACCAGTTGGAAGACCATGCAGAAGGAACTGCCACTTCTTTGAGGTATGTAGGCTCAATCTGTCGGAGCATATCCTCATTTATGCCAGACGGTACCAAATCATCCGTGCCATCATCTATTGTCTCTTCATTGGCGTGTAATTGTCCGCACACGCACAATGCCATCATAAATATTGCTTTTCTAATCATAAATCTCAATTTGTCGATTATTTTTTCTATTAACGCTTTCTACTCTTGCTGTCTTTCGGTCGCATCATCCTGTTTGCCATCGCAAGGCAACGGTGCGCCCAACGCCTGTCATCCTCGTCTTCGTTGCGTCCCCATTTCATGTCATTGCTGCCACCGCCTCCGCCACCTTGCCCTTCGGCGAATGTCGTGGCTTGGTCGATGTAGCCAAGGTATAATAAGGTGGCACAATGAAGAACTTCGGCAGTGTGCTCGGCTATGGTTTCCAATGGCGAACCGTCAAATGCTACTTTGATTTCAGGTGGCAACGATGCCATTTTGGAACGGTAGTCAGTGACCATGCTTTCCAACATCGCTGTCTTGATAAGTGTGCCGGCACCAGTCTGAGCTTCACGAGAGAACTGCATGGCATCCTGTCGAAGCGTCTCTGTCCGCTCCTTGACAAACTCCATGTCCTTGTTCAACTCATCCAACTGCTGGTCAGCCACAGCGAGCTTGTCTTTCTTGTCAGCCAGTTTCTCATCAACGGAAGCCAACTCATTTTGCAATTTTTCCAACTTCTGCGACAAGATAGAACTGTCACCCTCCTTGTTTGCAATCAGCACCTTCAGCTTGTCAATCTCCAACATCTTCTGATGTCTCTCTTTTTCCAGATGTTCCACCATGGAAGAGAGACCTTTTACACGACGTTCTGCCAGTGCTATTTCCACCCGAAGATCGCTTACAGCCTTGTTAAGGTTGTCCAGTTCCTCTTCCTTTGAAGAACATTCCTCGGACAGGTGCTTGCGGTATTCCTCCGTAGGTCTGTGTCGTTGCCGAGTCTCCGTTTGGCTCGTTCCACGCACCAGTCCCCAAGGTTCATTGACCATCGCCAACTCGTCATGAAGTTTCGATGTACGTTGACTATATTCCCGATTGTTGGCACCTGCGAAGATTTCTTTGAAGGCAAACTTGCCGTCCTTGATTGGCAGAAGAACGCAATGGATGTGTGGTGAAGTCTCGTCCAAGTGTACATAGAAGGCAACGATATTCTCCTCACCATACTTTCCTGCGACAAAATTATAAATGTCCGTCGCCCATTGCTCAATCTCAGGCATACGCTTGACTGCATAATTTTCCTTGTTGTCACCAGGCTTAAATACAACCTTTTGTTCACCGAAGGCAAGTTCTCGCATCTTCCACTGTGAACCGCTAAAAATGAAATCCGCTACAGTTCTGAAGCGTGGCTCTGCCAACCCCTCATTCTTGTCTTTGATGCCACGAGCTGCCAAGTTCTCAGCCATCAACTGTGGAATAGACTTACTCTTGTCGATAGGTGCTATCTTTCCTCCCTTGGAAATCTGGAAGTTCAGATGCTGTCTGCCGAGGTCATAGTTGCCTTTTGCAATAGCCACCTGCCATGCCCTGTCGCTCCAGTTGCGTTGGTATTCACGGCTGAGAGCGGCGGCGCATCCCTTACGTCCCCTGACGTTCAAAACCTGCTTTGCTATTCTTTCCATATCTCTGATATGCTTATATGTGTCAGTAAAAACAGTGTCCCAGCTTGCTGCTTTGGCGGACACTCTCCCGAAGACTGATAGGTCGTAGGGGTAATGAGTTACCACACTCCCTAAATTCGTGAACAGCGGGCAAGCCCGATGCGCTAAAAAAGGCAAGCCACGACGAGTGCGATATGCCAGTGCCGAACCGTGAGGTCTTAAAAGGAGAATGTCCGTAAGGCAGCTATAATGGAACAGAATGAACTCTACTTATGGTTGTCCGCCTTGGCGGTTACAACTGGCTTGGCAGCTGTCTCAACTGTTGAGGTAGGACAGCAAGCCTTATAAGCGGAACACAGGGATTGGAAAAGGCTCATGTCTTCAGCTGTGTTCAATTTGACGGAAGCAGCCTTTCCATAACTGGCGATGTCGGGCAGTTCCTTTATCAGAAGGAGCAACTGGAGCCAGTCTCGATTGAGAACACGAGTGAAGAACTTGAAGATTGCGTTACGCAGCTGAAGTCTGTTATGTTCTTCCTCATCTACAAGAGGCATACAATCCACAAGTCTGCCAATCATGCAAGTGGCAATATCATCAGATGAAAGTTGGTTGTCAGATGATGTAGAAGCAGAGTTGTTTTCTTGCGATAATGCTACTGCACCCTTTACAATCTGCCCACATACAACGGCAGTCTCTTCTGTGGTGGAAGTGCCATTGAACCAACTGTCCATTGTGAAACGGATGATTGGTTCCAATATGCTATTTCGCATTGTCGGAACGTTACCGTCCTTCATGCCAATCATCGTGATGATGGTGTATTTCGTTTCAAACTCCTTGCAGTGTATCAGCCCATGTTCCGTTAATTTTTCGAGGAACTGACGCACGGTGGCACGATGCCAATGCCAGTCTTCCGCAAGTTGAGTTTTGGTTGTAACAAACTGAAAATCTTTCAATTCGTCTGCCACTTCCTTGCTTACGGCTTTCGGCATGCAGTGTTCACAAGCCTTGTCCAGCAGATAGCAGAACGCTTCGTGTTTGGAATACCGCTCGTTATGTCGGTCCTGGAGAGATGCCAGAAAGCCGACAGAGAGACTTACCTTTATATTTTCCTTTGGTATATGTTTCATTGAAAATGTCTTGTTGATGTTGTGAAATAATGATTCTCATTTTAGACTGAGTGTTGTAGAATGTGCCAAGTACCAAGTGGCATATTCCAAGAATGGACTAAAAGTAGAAGTTCACGATGTCCTCAGGACATTGCGCCAAGTGTCTGCCACTGTCAGGACATTGTGCCTTGAAGATGACCTTTGAGGACGGATAGTAGATGGATGCCACCAAGAGCAAGCCTACCATCATCCCCAATGTGTACAAATGGGGAGTGAACATGAACACCAATGAGGCTGTAAAAGCGATAGCACATGATTTCCTGTTGTCATGCAACCTATGCAGCAGATTGTCTGCATAGGAGAACTTGAACAGCAACAATGCCAACAGTGCCATTACACGAGCACCAATCTCGTTGGGCTGTACTTGATATGCCACGAAACTGAACACCAATATTGCCATCAGCAACAGCAATGTGTACAGTTTTCGAAAATTATGCGAAAACACCATGCGGAGATAAAATCTCTGCATCATCCGATTGTTCTTTCTGTAGCACATCGTTGATGCCAAGAAAAGAAACATAGGGAAGAAAAGAAAGATAATCTTGAATATCATAGATCAAAATGTAATGTAAAACGGTCAATAACCTTCGAATAGCTCCAACTCAATAATTCCATAGGTGACTTCCATGAAAAGTCGCTCGACATCCGCCATTGTCAAAGCATTTGAAGCAAGGCGTTTCTTGAAACCAGCATCCTTTCTCATAAGAATCTTGGCACTTCGGTCAATGTCAAGCAGAGGAATATGCCACTCCTGCCCACGGACATAATCATTGTTGGAATGACAGGCTCGAAGAGTCAGGCACCGACAGCAGACGGTCTGCACCATGCCATGCCGTGAAACTGCGGTGTCTTTCCAATGGAACGAACTGCCAACGTCTATCCATGTGTGGCATTTGTGGATGATGTCCACGATGTTCTGAAGCTGCATGTCGCTCATAAATGGAACGTAATGTCACATGAAACACATAAGCATGTCCGCCTTGTCACGCTTGTACTTGAAGAAGCCTGTCCTCGCTTGCAGTTCCATGTCGTGGCACAAGTCACCGTACATGAACTCCAAGGACTCATAGATTGTCACCATGACGGAGTGGACATTTCCATTGGCATCCGTACTGGCATTCATCTTGTACATCCGCCCGAAATTAGGGTTGGAGAAGGCACAGCAGAACTGTCCGAACTCTGTATGTACGGAAGTCACCTTGTGGTAAAGGATGACCAGTTCCATCTGATCTTCGAACAGGTTCATCACCTCTTCGAGAGGACAAGGCTTTTCCAACTTGAAGTCAAGCAGGACATAGCCGTCTTCATAGACTGGCTGTTCCATGCGCTCCTGGTTGATAAGCTCTGGCAACTGCAATGGTGCAAGTGCCAGGAAGTCGTTGAGAAATTTATGCAGCATAACTATTGTGTTTATAATGAAGAAATGTATAGCTTGATGAACATATCTGGTAACCCGTCTGTCATATTCTTGTCCATCTGCAAGGAACGGCTAAGACAGGCGATTGTGCCTAAAGCATCTATTGACAGTTGCACCAAATCCTTTCGCTGATTCTCTGAAAGCATCGCCATTCCGAAGTCATCAATGGACAGGAATGGTTGCAGTGTCATCCAAAAATAGGCAGTCCGTTGTTCAGCGGAAGTAACCTTTCCACTCTTAATATCAGCAACGCAAGTCTGCGCATTGGCGATGATTCTTCGATTGGTACGAACCGCCATATATGCCACGGCATCCCTTGCCGGTAAGTTTCCTTTCCTTGAAGATTGAGCAATCATCTTGCACACATCTTCTGTTCCACTTGTTATATGCGAAACCGACACGTCGCTCATCTCGTATAGATGAGATAGAAATGTCCTGAACAGCCTATCCTCCGTTTTCAGAAAGGCAAGAAACTGTGATTGGTTGGCTATGCCTTCCTTCTTCACCTTCTCTAAGAAGAAATGATAGGTGGTCAAGATCCTTGTATTGTCACCTTTATACAATGGTATGGTGTCCATACTCTCAAAAAACTTTGAAGCCACCAAGGAAAGGCTGTCCGTTTCCTTATTACCTTTATAAGGTGTGGCGTTCATCTTCAACAGGAGCACATCCTTGAATATCCTTCGCTTGGCGGTAGCTATGCGCATAAACTCGTCACGGATGGAGTCATGGACATTGGAAAATTCTTCCATCGGAAACGAATGTGCCTTTTTGATGGTGTCTCGCATCAGACAAGCAGAAACCGAGTCTTCTAAAGTACGCCATTTGGATATTTTGTCGGCAAGGTGTTCCATAGACAAATCCTTGTCTGATTTCATCCTTGAAAGGAACACCTTTTGCGCATCCAATGCCTCCCTTGCATCATGGAAAGATGATTCACTGGCATTTTTTGAACAGGATGCCAGCAAAAGAATGGCAAGTATGATGGCAGACAACATGGACATATGCTTTCTACCTTCAAAGTATGATATGTGAAAACTTGAAGTGCAAGATTGTTTACACTTCACCCTCAATCGGCTTTTTGCCGCAGATATGATAATATTTATACTTTCCATTTCGGACTTTGTTTGAAATTTGCGGTGCGAATTTACAACTATTTATCGGGTATTCATTCAAACTAAATCAAACTTTATGTTTTATTCTCATTCATACTTTATAGTATGATATGAAATGATAATATATCCAAGAAAGTGCAGTACATCAATCTTTAATTAACTATAATAATTATCAGAGTATGATTATACTTTGATGGAATATAAGTATCTTTGTCAGCAAATTACAAATCAGTGTATAATAGCTATGGCAAAAGTAGGTTACATATTTAACTCGGAGCAGTATGACACATTCACCTTTGACCGGGCTTGGATGGAGAAGTATGGCTGCTGCCGTATCATAGAAGATAGTGCAAGCCAAGAGAAGACACGCCCAGAATGGAAGCAGCTCATGGATTGTCTGAAACGAGGTGACGAACTGGTCATCTCGAAGTTCAGCAATGCACTGCGTGGCGTTCGGGAATTGGCGATGTTCCTGGAGTTTTGCAGGGTGAAGGTGATAAGGATAATATCCATTCAGGATAAGATTGACTCAAAGGGGGAGTTGTTCCCAAGTACATCAATCGCTGATGTGCTTTTCATGTTCGGTTCGTTGTCCGAAGAGATAGTTGCCTTGCGCAAGGCTGCTACTCATGTGGAATATATAAAGTCGGGTATCAAACCTGCCAAGAGTTCAACTCCCAAAAAAGGCATTGACCGTGAGAGGAATATCGTCAATATGTATAACAACAACTACACTATCGATGACATCTGGAAGGTCAGCGGCTTCAGGAGCCGCAGCTCGGTGTTCCGCATACTCAACAAGTATGGGGTAAAGCTGAACCGTGGCAAGTTCAGCGGACCGCTTGGCAAGAGAAAACCAAAGAATGAAAGTGAAATATAAAAGGTGATTTTATGAAGAATATACTTTGTTTTGAGGGAGAATGGAAATTCAATACCCACAAAAAGCCTGAACGCTTTGATTTGAATAGCGAGCCTATTCTTAGAATGTTGAAAGAATATCATAAATGCGATGCTATTTATAGGCACATTTTGACAAAAGAGGATTTGAAACTCTACATAGAGTATTTCAACAGGAACAAACGTGAATGGAATAAAATAGACATTGTTTATATAGCTTGTCATGGTTGGTTTCATTCTATAAGTTTAGAGGGAGAGAATGGAAATGTTGATTTACAAGAATTGGCAGATATAGCCGGGGATTTCTTCCGTGATAAAATAGTTCACTTTAGTTGCTGTAAAACACTCGCTAACACCTCTGAAGTTGAGCACTTCAAGTTTATTACAGGCGCAAAATTGGTATGCGGATATAAGAAGAGCGTAGATGCAATGAAATCAGCCATAGCTGACACGGCTTTACTGAATGAATTGATAACAAGCAACAAGCCAGGCAATATCAAAAATATTGCCATTAGTAAGTTTCGCAAAACATACAAATCCTTATTGAACGAATTAGATTTTTGTGCAATATAGATAAATGGTGAGCCATACTGCAACTGATGCTTGCAGTATGGCTTGCCCATAATACTTGGCAGATAAGGCAATTCCTTATCTGTCTCTTCTGAAATCATTTCGCTTGTCTCCGTGGAAAAGGCTTTTAAGCGTTCCGCCTAAAGCCTTGAACACGAAGAACACCAAGAACAAAGATACGATGTCGTCCATACGCTATAGTTTTCGTTTGTTATACTTGTGACTTGTACAGATTGATGATGTCCATCCCCATCGACTTGGCTTTTCGGCAAGTGTAGAATGTGCCGCCCTTGGGCTTGCCGTCGAAGAAAGCAATCAGTCCGCACGAATGAGAAAGCATATAATCATTTCGTCTGAGCAAGCATCCATTGAAATAGTACTTACTCAAAAGGATAGCATCGTCCGCCTTGTCAAGAATATCCCAATAGCGGTCTTGCTCCCTTGCGCTCCACCTCTCATTCTGACCGTCATAGGGAATGACGGCAATAAGTTTCAGATTGGGAAGTTCCACTTTCAATGAAATCACCTCCTCGGCTGCCAACATATCGAAACCGAGTGCCATGCCACAATAGAAATTGGTGATGCCCATAGCATAGAGCAGCCTTATCTTGCCCCTCAGTTTCTTCCTTATCTCGTCCTTGCGGTCTTCCGCTATCGTGCGATGTCCCGAAAAAGCCACGGAATTGGCTTTGATGTACTTTGTCTTATCCATATCACTTTGCATATTTATAGTGTGTGCGTCCCAAGAAAAGACCGCCTAACACGTTTCCGCCAAACATTTCCAACTGATTGGCAAAAAAGGCATAGCTTGCACCGGTCGTTACCACATCATCAAAAACATAGATGTCCTTGCCCTTGAAGTAGGCTTCATCAAACTCAATCACTTGTGTCTTGGTTATGCTCTTTTCCTTGTCATGGCGGTGCTCGTGTACTGCCAAGCGGTCGCCTGAAACGGATATGTGCGAATAGCCGTTGATGATGCCGCAAAGCTCGCTCACACGATTACAGAAAGCTATGTATCGACTCTCGTTCTTGGCTTGGGTGCTGGCTGGCACACATACAAACACGATGTCCTTTATCTTCTCACCACAAACTTTGATAAGATGTGCTGCGGTCATTTGCGCCACCTTCTCAAAAGCGTTGTCCCTTGCATCCTTGAACGCCCAAATCAGTTGGCGTGCAGCCACTGCGTCCTCGCCCACATTGCGAACCCTCACAGGAAAATACTTCAAGAAGAAATCCATCCTCTTGCTCAGCTGTCTCTTGATGTTGTCGTCTATCATTCTTGCCATAGTCGGAAAAATTATTTGCGTTAAACTCGATTATTTATTTTCCCTATTTTCGGAAGCCTTTCGGCTTGCCCAAGGGATATTTTTCCGCCACGCAAAGGAGTTGGAAGGCAAAAAGACAAATCGGAAGCGAAAAATACGCTCTATATGCAAGGCACATAGAGGAAGATTTTTTGAAAAGCAGCCATGATGCCCAATTTGGCATTTGCCATGCAACTGGTACCTTTGCGGAAAATATCCGAAGCGGCAAAGACGATGGACGAAATGAAATGGCTATAAGTGCTACTACATAAGATTACAACAAGAAAAGGGTGGGTGTGGAACTGCGCCATTGGTGCAATTCCGCAAGGGAGGGACGAAGTGCTATAAAGAGAGAATGGCTTGCCGATTATAATAGAAGGACGGAACAAAGATGCGGCAGGAGTAATTGGGAAACTCTCTTGGCATCCATGCCGAGTGTGTTTCCACTCCAGCCTTCATGCCATGTGGCTTATTGCAGTAGCGACAGTTGGTCGCCACAGTCAAGGATCCTTTTGGCATGAAATCTTTGTGACGGCTATAAAAGGGTAAACCATGGATTATAAAAAGGAAGACGAGAAGCGAATATAAAAGATATGGGTGGGAGTGAAACTGCGCAACAGCCAGACAAGCAACTTAACGAAAGGGGTGGCATTGGTAGACAGCATGTAAGTGACGGTTGCGTCACGGATGCCGTTAGCCAATGCCATTCTGTTCGTGCTTGTCCTTCGGCAAATGGTCATTCTTCATCTTTCGGGATCTTACTCCCGATAAATAAAGAATGTCGCTTTGACGAACTGTTGGTGCGGTTTCGCAGATGGGTGGGGAAAAGTAATAAAAAGGGAAGACGGCTTGACGCTTATAATAGCAGTACGCATGCGGTTATAAGAGTAAACTTGCTAATAGTGGCTATAAAAGTAAACATGGTTGTATGAGCAAAACAAAAGCGACCGAAGCCGCTTTGTTTATTGGAGAGAATGAAGAAATCCTATTTCTTGCCTTTCTTGGTAGGCTTTTCAGGCTCTGCCGCTGGAGCTTCCTCCTTGTCTGGTGTAGGATAGAACTTGTTTGCGATGAAGACGATGCGGTTGTGCTTGGTGCCTTGCTGATCAACCCACTCGTCTGGCTTGAAGTAGCCCTCGACGGTGAGCATGGTTCCCTTCTGCAGCTTGTCGAAAGAATCAACATGCTCGTTCTTGCGCCATGCCTCCATGTTCATGAAAGCTGATACTCTGTTGGTTTTCTCACCATTCTTCTCCTGACGGCTGACTGCCAATGAGAAACGTGCTACAGAAGCGTTGGTGAACTGACGGATTTCTGCGTTGTTGCCTACGAATCCTGTTACTACGAAAGTGTTCTCGATCTTTTTCATATTGAATTACTTTTTGAAGTGAAACTTAATTTTTACATGCAATCCAAGAGCAGGGATGTGGCACATGAGGGCAGCACCATGAAAATCGACTATAATACTCGTTTTCTGTTGGCGGTGAGGAGAAAAAGGAAGATTATCGGCTATTTTATTGGTCACAGCGAAGCGACCGCACAAGACGGATTCCATCTGTCGAAGCATCACGCTACCTTTGCATAGGAAAAATAGTGGCTTCAAAAAATCGGTAATTCAGAAAAGGACGCAAGAACACCGTAACAGCATCGTATGGCTCAATCATTTGCAGTAACCATCACCAATGCAAAACACGTTTCCATGGCGTGTGCCGTCATAAACAATGGTAAACCAACAGGCAATACACTTTTCCGCATGGAGGGTGGTCGCATGAGCATATTGACAAAGACAAGCAGAAGGAGAACCTGCTTCGAAGGCTACTCCTATTTGTAGAGGAAGGTAAGCATGAGCAACCAACTACAATCGCAATGCTGCAAACAAGATCCATCCTCAGACAAAAGGCTTCATTGTACGAAAAGCTCCAAGAAAGGCGTAGTCGCAGATTTTATCTCATACAAAGAGGCAGGTCGCCATTTGGCGAATACAACCATCAAAGCATAGCCATATAAAAGTTTATCGGCAAACGATGAAGGGAGTTTGCCGTTACATACAAAAGGGCTTTTACTGGCGGAAAGAAAAAAGATGCCTGGCGAGTATAACCTTCACCAAGCATCCTTTTCGTCAGTCATAGACAAGAACGTCATCACGTCTTTCTACAATTTCCTTGCCATTGCGCAATTTCACTACGATGTCCTCACCATAGTCTGCAACCACGAAACCTTCTGTGCGTCCTCTGTAGGGTATCAGCAGTGTGCAACTGCAACCGATAATGTCGGTCAATTCTTCGTATTCAAACAT